TAGTAAGGTTTTGAATTCCCCGAATGTGTATAATTACATTCACTGATTACAAAATAATCAACAACATCTTTAAGATAATTTAATCTCAATCTAAGAATATCAAACTCATTAAAGAATAAAAAACTATCAATAACTTTCATTCAAGAACCTCTTTCAAAAAGTTTTCCATTGGTGATTTCTTAAAGATTTCAAGACCTTTTTCTGCTTGAGCATCAAGTTCTTCTGGTTTCTTGAGTAGTTTATAGGCAGTATCCACAAAACGATTATAAGTTGAGGTAAATACAGTATCTTCCATATAATCAGGGAAATCAGTATCAGGATTTCTTTCGCAGAGAACAGGAACTTTATTTTGAATCAGATGAGATACTCTTACCATTTCAAAAATTTGATTATCATAATTATGCAAATTAATGACTAACTTTGCTCTCTTGATGTATTCATCTCTTGCATCACCGTAGGTAGATTGAATTAATACAAAATTAATATTTGGATTATTTTCAAACTGCTTCATAATGTGTTGTCTTCTTGGAGAAGGGCACATATAGGCAAGAATATCAATGTCTCTTTCTTCAGGTTTATTTCTTTCAAAATAAGAAATCTCAGGAACATAACCAATCTTGCAGTGCTTAATATTTTCCACACCAGTCTTTTTAAGAATTTCTATATTTCTTGTGGAGTAATCCCATACTTCAAGACCACGATACTTACGACACCATCTTAGACACTCTGGTTGTTCTTTCATTTGTTCCAGAGAATAAACAATCGTATCCTTTGGAATATCGTGTCTCACCACATCTACGGGGCAGTGATGCATTCCAAAGACAATATTTCTTCTGCCAGATGCAAAGTCATTTACACTGTTAGTTACATCATATCCCAATTTCTGTAATGAAAAAAATACTGATGCCTCAATTTCGTGAAAGACCTGTGCATGAACATCAAATCCATTATCGGGTACAATTCTGACTAGATTAAATTTATTAGTTTTAACTTGAGCATAGTTTTTGATAGGTTCTTGACTCATAGTTTTTGACGTTTCCTCTAGTATTTCAATTTTATTTGAATACACTTTTTGTGATTGTTCCTCTGTTTCTTGGTCCATATAAAATATCTTTGGTTTCTCAGTTCCTATCCAAAGTTCAAAATTAAATCGATGATTTTCCTTTGTGTAGTGTTGATTATATGCCTGAGGATACAAAGGATTTTTAAGTTTTCTAATATGATCCGTGGATGCCCACCAGAAATTCCCTGCAAATGGATAATAATTAGAATCAAAATTAGTTCCTACCGCATCGTATCCTTCATCCAGTTTCTTTACACAGTCTTTCCATCCTTCTACACAATACTTCTGCATATGATGACGCCACTTCTTGTCTTGCCCTAACAATCCATGAACTCTAAAAAATGTATCTAAAACACCTTTACTATGAAAATAGAGCACATATGCATCATTATTTTTGGCATACTTATAAACCTCATTTAAGGTTTGCCCCTCATAGATATTTTCCTCTTGTATTCCTCTAACATTCAGAATATTTACAAATGGATATGTTTCCATTATGTAATCAAGAATTGGTTTTTCAAAGAATACATCAATATATTCTGCTTGTTGGTCTAGTGGGTCAAATTTACATCCCTTTTCATATTTTTTAATTTTACCTACCAAATTAGTGGGCATTGTAATACACATAAAAACTTTTGCTTCATCGGCAAGACCCGATGATTTTAAAAGTCCCATTTGTTCATCCACCCACCATACCCACATTCCAGAAGTATCTGGAATATAAAGGTGATAAAAAACTGCTAGATTTTTCATATTACTTCAACCTCACTGAAGAAGGGTCAATAGTTTCGGCAAATTCTTCATATATTTCCTTTAATAATTCTACATTTTTTGTAACTACACCAAGTCCATGAGAAACAGAAAAATTAAGTTTTGGTGAATTAATCTCATTAAAGAATTGTTTTACACCAAAACCAGGACTTTCTACACAGGTATCGTGCATTAAAATAATACCATCATCGTCTAAAAATTTAGTCCAGGTGTCGTAATCATTTTTAACCTCATTATAAGAATGAAATCCATCAATATGAAGAACATCAATTTTTTTGTCCCATATTTTAGCAATCTCATCAAAGTATCCTTTGATGAAAGTAATGTGGTCAAAACCAAGTTCTTCTTTCATTTCCATTACATATTCATAAGTGTTTCTTCTTCCGGCAAGTTCATCTCCCTCAAAACTATCAATACCATAAACTTTTCCAATTTTTGGAATACCAAATGAAAAGGTAGAATATCCATAATCAACACCCAAATCAACCACTACTTTTGGTTGTTTTTTTCTTACAATCCACTGAGCAAAATGAATGTGCTCTCTCCAGTTAAAACAATTTTTACTTCCAACTTCTTGCATTAAATTTTGAATGCTTACCTTTTCTTTAGGTTTAATTTGATTATTATTTACATACTTTTCTCTTGGATAGTTTTCAAAATAATGATGAGTATTTGACTGATGGAATGAATAATACTTTGTATTTTCATCACCAATCCAAACTTCAAATGCATACCTATAAGTCTTAAAACTATCCATTAAAGAAGGTATATGAACATACTCTTCTACTTTTAATGGGTCTGGAAGTCTCTTAATATAATCACATCTTGCCCACCAAAAATTACCAGAGAAGTGATTTCCAATATATCGTTTTCCTTCTGTTGGAATATTACCGGCAAGGTCTTCTCTCTTAATCCAACTCACACCACAACAATCATAACCTTCGTCCAATTTTTCAACACAATCTTTCCATCTTTCGATGTTAAAGTATTGCATATAATGTCGCCAATCTTTAAGTGCTGATGAAATGTGAGTTCCATAAGAACTCATTCCTTTGTTATGGAAATAGAAGACATAACCATCATTCTTCAAACAATATTGATAAAGTTGGGACATTGTTTGTCCTTCATATAAGTTTTCTTCGTGAGTTCCTCTTACATCCAGAATATTCACAAACGGAAAGTTCTCACGAATATAATTCACAACCAATTGGTCAAAAGTAAATTTCCCGCCCGTATCTCCAATATTAAAGGGAACGGTAATACACATATAAACATTAGAGGCATCTGTAAGACCTGTCGATTTCAACAGTCCCATTTGCTCATCCACCCACCAAGTCCAAATACTTGAAAGTTCTGAAATATAAAGGTGATAAAAAACTGCTATCTTTTTCATACAACAATGTGATTCTTAACGTGTCCTACAATTATACCTGGGTCTATATAAACCTTATGTCCCTGTTCTGCAACTCGTTCGCAGAAATATAAATCTTCTCCTAATGGAAGTTCATAAGTTACTCCATCAACTTCTTGAACAACCTTTCCAAGACCAAACCAGGGTCTTTTAAGTGATTCAAATACACCAGACTTAATGCACATAAATCCCATACCAACACCATAAACTTCTATTGGTTCTCCAAGTTGTTGAAGAAGTTGAAGTTCTTCTCTGGTTGTTGGACGATAATCATTTTTGTTTCGGTGTATCATTGCATCCATTCCTTGTGCTTCAAAATAAACTCCAGAAATGACTTCCTTATCACTTGCATATAATCTCAAAAATTGCTCTGGAGTCCAGGCAATGTCACTATCAATACAAAAGATTTTATCATAAGTGTATTGACCTTTTCCTGGTGAAGAATTAAAGACTTCTAGATTTCTGGAACCGGTAATTGTTGCTTCTCTTGCATTTGTAATAATAGAAGCATACTCATTTTGAAATAACCAGGAAATATTGTTTGCCTGAAGAGTATGAATGGTTGCCATTAAACACTTTACATAATCGGCACACATCGAACTTCCGGGTGTTGTAATGACGACATTGAAGTGTGGTTTTTGAGGTTGTTGTGTTGCGTTTGAATAATTTAACATAAGATTTAAATCGTAATCATTTTCTGGTGTCCTACACGAACTCTTGGATTTACCCAAATATCAAACCCGTGTTTCCTAAAGTCCTCACACATAGAAATGTCTTCGGAACAGACATCCTCAAGAATTGTTCCGTCTGGTTTCTTGAGTTGAATGACTCTTGGAACAAACCAAGGATAAGGAATCTTCTCATAAACTCCTTTCTTAATCAACATCCAACCAAAACCACAATAATCAACTTTAAAAGGTTCTGACCTTCGGGACATATCTTCAATGGTCTCATACTTATTTGAACCCTTTTCATAAAGTTCTTGTTGATTCATCTTTTCTACAACGGTGGTTTGATTGGAAAGAGCACCACCATTTGATTGAACGTACCATCCAGAGGCAATATCCTTATTCATTTTAAGAAGTTCCAAAAGGTCTTCTGTTTTAAAAATAATATCACTATCAATCCACATAATATAATCATAAGGAACCTGCCCTCTAAAAGGAGTCAGCATCGTTCCCGCATAATTATCTGCCTGTAGACAATCAGTTCGTGCATGATTGACCATCGAACTGTATTGTTGAGAGATATAAAAGTTAATTCCTTGTTGGTTGAGGTCAAAGAGTAACCTCACAAACTGCGTCATAAATGTTCCGGAATACATCAATCCCGGAAGACAAAACGCAATTGTTTTTCCTTTAAGACTTGTACTTGTTGTTTGATTTGTATAATTCAGAGGCATAAAACGAAGTCACATTTAACTCATTCTATCATATGTAGTGAAGTTTTACCACCAAGTAATTCTTACATATCCAGAACCACCATCACCACCAGTACCAAATGTATTTTGTTCTATTGCATAACCACCTCCACCACCTCCACCACCACGAGTTCCAGCACCTCCGTGCCCTGCTACTGATGCTGTGGTGGGTTCTGCTACTAATAACGTAGTAGCAAGAGAAACTACAAATAAATTATTAGAATTAATAGTAGAAACAAAACTACCTACACTTACTGTGCTAGTTCTTAAAATCCACGTAATTGCATCTGTTGAAGTTCTTAATGTTGCACTATCACCGACAAGAACATAATTGTTATTCATATAAGAAAGACCATTTAGATTGCTAGTGGTTCCAGAAGTTCTCAAAGTCCAATTAATATTATCTGTAGAACTAACTATTACTCCAGAGTTGCCGACAGATACATAAACATTTCCAAAAACTGAGTCATTAAGATTGACAGTAGTTCCAGAAGTTCTCAAAGTCCAATTAATAGTATCTGTAGAGACACTTAAAACTCCACTATGACCAGAAATTAAATAAACATTACCATCATAAGTCAAAGAATTTAACTGAACCGTAGTTCCGGAAGTTCTTAATCGCCAAATTATAGAATCTGTAGAAGTTGTTATGAGAGAATTTCCACTAACATTTCCTCCACAAGATATAAAGTTATTACTTATGAAAGATATGTCAAGTAAAGACGTACTCGATACACCACTAGTTCTGATTTGCCAGGTAATTGAATCTGTTGATGATGCAATTATACCTACATTAGTACCTATAAAACTACCACCAATTACATACACAGAATTTCCATACGAGGAAGAGAAAAGCGTACCAGTCAAACCTGAAGTTCTCAAAATCCAAGTAATTGTATCTGTTGAGGTTGATACTGTTCCGGAATTTCCAACAGTCAAATAAATGTTATTTAAATAATTAATTCTATTAATAGTAGTACCACCAAGCGTTCTTGCATACCAACTATTCAACCCGGTGCTCAAAGCACCTCCACCACCTCCACCAGAACCATAAGACCCGGTAAGAGTTCCATCAATACCATCTGCGCCACTTCCTCCGGTATTACTTCCACCATTAGTATAGGTATTTCCATAATAATAAGTAGTTGCACTTCCTCCAGAGAATGAACCAAATGCTCCTGCTCCACCACCAGTCACTTGTTGTGAATTTGCCTGTGTGGAGTTGTTTGATGGTGCTGGTGTTGTTAGACCAGTACCACCAGCAAGACCAGCAGTTGTGTATAGAGGATTTAAAAGAACTGATGCTGCTCCACCAGCAGTTCCTGCTATAGTTGATGTATCGCTTGCTCCTGCACCATTTGCCGAAGTTAATGTATAAGTCGCAGTACCCGTTGGAGTGTTTCCAGTCCAAGTAACCGTTGAAGAACCTCCATTACCACCACCACCAGAACTTACACCACCAGCAACGAACAAGGTTCCATATGTGAGTGCGTTAATGTTTTGTGCCTTAAACAGTGAGGTTCTTTGAGTCCAGGTGATTGTGTCTGTGGATGTTGAAAGAACTCCACCAGCACCTGCTGCTATGTAGAGGTTGTTTGTATATGAGAGAGCATTTAGTTGCTGTGTGGTTCCTGAAGTTCTTAAAGTCCAAATGATTGAGTCTGTTGAGACACTAAAGTATCCAGATATACCAAAATAAAAATAATAGTTATTCGCAAACCTTACATTAGTGGTACTACCAAAACCACTAAATCCATAAGTCCTCAAACTCCAAATTATAGTATCAGTTGAAGATAACAAATTGGGAGGAGCAGTATTGTTAGATGCAATAAGATAGTATCCATTGCCATAAGTAGAAGAACCAATAATAAGTGTAGGAAAACCTGTTGTTCTTAATTGCCATACAATCGAATTTGTCGAAGAAAAAATCTGAGTGGCATTATTACTGCTACCTGCAACAAAATACCCATTCCCATAAGTAATAGTATTAATAGAAGAGGTTCCAACGGGCGCAGTTCTTAATTCCCAATTGTTACCATCAGTCGAAGAACTTAACCTTGCATTTGTACCACCAATAATATAAAATCCTCCACCATAATTTGAAGTTAAAATAGAAGATGTCGAAAACTTTGAATCTTTTAAAGTCCAATCAACTCCATTAGGAGAAGTGCTCAATACCCCACTATTACCACCTGCAACATAGAGTCCCCCACCATAAATCAAGGTATTGAGAAAATTAGTACCAAAATTACTATTCCGGGTCTCCCATACAATTCCATCAGTACTGGTGCTCATTCCACGATTGTTTCCACCATGACCACCGGCACCAATGGTTACAGACATTGTAGAAGCATTTCCAAGTTCTCCTTTACGGATTAACCAAGAATTATAAGCACCAGAACCACCTCCACCACCAGAACCTTGTGATGTAACTGGTCTTCCTGATGCTCCACCACCACCAGCACCGATTGCTTCAATATAAAACTGTGTTGCTGTGGGTGGAATGTAGAAGGTTCCAGAACTTGTAAATTCCTGAGAACCTTTGTATGATGCTGGGTCTTGTAGTGTGGTTGTTGAAGAGTTTAGTGGTTCCCAGATTTGTTGAGATAATCCAGAAGAAACGGCAATATTTCCACTTAGCCCAGAAATTAAAAAAGTATTGTTTGCATGTGTAGCTGCTTGAATATCAACGCCACTAAAATTAGAAGTTCTCAAGGTCCATATAATACTATCTGTTGAAATGCTTAATTTTCCATTTTGTCCTCCTGCAACATAAACACCATTTGCATAAGATAAACCGAAAACAATTTCACTAAAACCAGAAGTTCTTGTAGTCCAAACAATAGTATTTGTTGAAGTAATAATGCTATTGGAAGACCCTCCACCAGAAACATAAACAGTTCCATAAGTAAAAGCACTTCTTTGTGATTCGATTCCAGAAGTTCTTGAAGTCCAAAATATAGCGTTTGTTGATATACTTAATGTTCCAACAGAACCACCTATAATCCAAGTATTATTAAAAAAACCAGATGAAAGAATTCCGTTAGTACCAAGACTAGAAGTTCTTAAAGTCCATACAATAGAGTTTGTGGATGTAGATAATGCTGCATTTGCAGTAGTACCCGCCAAATAAATACCATTACTATAATTTAATGTACCGAGTATATTTCCACTAAAATTAGAAGTTCTTGCAATCCAAACGATTGCATCTGTAGAACTGAATAGTTGACCAAATTGTGTTCCAATAACATAACCATCATTTCCATAAGTTATTTCACTTATAGTTGAACCAGTTCCAGAAGTTCTTAAAGTCCAAGTGATTGTGTCTGTTGAAGTGATTAATCTTCCAGAAGTGCCACCGGCAACATAAAGATTATTTCCAAAAGTAAAACCATAAATTGCATTAGTACCAAAACCAGAAGTTCTCAACACCCAATAAGCAGCACCTGGATAAACTGCCAGAAACTTGCCTGCGTTTCCAGTTTGAGACGTAACATTTATTGAATTTGGAAAAGAAGCAACCTTATTTTCTATATACTCTTTATAAACAGCATCAGTTGCATTTGTTGCGGTACTTACACCAGTAACTTTATCAGTATCTAATGTTGCCATTTACTTATACTCCCCTTCAAGGTATTTATCACCACCAACTGATTTTGACATAACCATCACCACCATTACCACCAGCACCAAAAGTAGAACCAATAGAAGCACCACCACCTCCACCACCTCCACGAGAACCATTACCACCTGTTGCGGCAATCGAAACACTTGCACCTCCACCACCTCCACCATAACCATAAGGAAGTCCAGAGATTGCTACTGCATTAGTTCCATTTGTTCCTGTAGAGTCTCCACCTGATGCTGATGTTGAGATTCCATAAACATTAATTGCACCACCAGAACCACCAGAACTTTCAGTAGAACCAGCACCACTTCCACCACCCGTTGGTTGGAATTGATTGGTTTGTGTGAATGCAGTAAATCCAGAACCGATTGGAGATGGTGATGCTCCAGTAAGTCCTGCAGTGGTGTAAAAAGAACTTGATTGACTTGTAAGTTGTGCTGCTCCTGCTGCTGTTCCAGAACCACCAGAAGCAGTAAGAGTATAAGTTCCTCCAGGACCAGTCCAGGATATTGTTGTTCCTGCTCCTACTGAACCATTAAATCCATCAGTCGTTGCTCCTGCTCCACCAACACCAGGATTAACTGTGAGGTTTGAGGATACAATTGCTTTAGGAATATACCAGGAAGTATAAGAACCTGCACCTCCTCCTTGTCCTGATGCTTGTGAATATGAAGTTGCTAATGCTCCAAAATTACCAGAAGCAACATAAGTATTGTTTGCAAATGTAAGTGCATTAAACCTAGATGAAGTTGTAGAAGTTCTTAAAGTCCATATGATTGTATCTGTTGAAATAATCAATACTCCTGAATCACCTGCAACAATATAAGTATTGTTATCATAAATGAGAGCATTTAGTTGTACTGTAGTTCCCGAAGTTCTCAAAGTCCAAGTAATTGCATCTGTTGAAGTATTTAAAACTCCATTGCTACTAGCAGAGACAAAAATATTATTTTCAAAAATAAGAGCATAAGTAAATCCAGAATTAATACCCGAAGTTCTTGCCGTCCAGATAATCGTATCTGTTGATGTTCTTACTCTTGCAACACTACCAGCAGTAACATAAAAGTTGTTTCCAAAAGCAAGTCCCAAAATACTATCAGAAATACCATGAGTTCTTAAAGTCCAAATAATTGCATTTGTTGAAGTATTTAATCTTCCATCAGAACCACCTGCAATATAAATGCCATTTATATATTTAAGAACAGCAACAGATGCAGCAGTAAAACCAACGGTTCTTAAAGTCCAAGTAATTGTATCTGTTGAGGTAAGTAACACATCTGAGTTGCCACCAACGACATAAAGATTATTACCAAAAGTCAGACAAGTTAAAAATTCGGCAGTTTGTCCAGAGGTTCTCAATGTCCAAGCAATTGCATCTGTTGAAGTGTTTATTGCGCCATTACTAGCAGAAGCAACATAAAGATTGTTTCCAAAAGTAAGAGCACTAAATTGTGATGTACTACCAATAGTCCTCAAAGTCCAAGTAACTCCTGCCTGTGCTGTTGTTTGCCCTGCACTTCCACCACCACCAGCACCAACTGCTTCAATATACAAAAGATTGGAATAACTTGGAACATTAAAAGTACTAATTCCAGGTGTTGTGAATTCTTGCGAGTTTGATAAGTCTGCAAAAGAAAGATTAATTCCATCAGTTGTAGTAAGAAACTTACCAGTCGGAAAAGTAACTCCGGTGCTTATGGCATCATCCACAAACTTACGATTTACAACATCAGTAGAATTAGTTGAAGTTGTAATACCTGAAATAAAATTAGAACCTAATGTTGTCATTTCTTATCTCCTTAATACCAACTGATACGAACATAACCATCGCCACCACGACCGCCAGCACCAGCGGTGTCTGTGGTTTCTTCATACCCACCTCCACCACCTCCGCCACCTTTAGAACCGTTGCCTCCGGAACCTACGGTTCCTGTGATTGGTGATGTTCCTAAGGCACCAGAGTTTCCGCCATAAACATAAAGATTGTTTCCGTAGGTGAGGGCACTAATTTGGGAAGAAGTGTTTGATGTTTGACCTATCCAAGTGATTGTGTCTGTTGAGGTTCTTATGATTCCACCACCACCACCAGCAACATAAATATTATTTACAAAAATAAGAGCATTAATAAAAGCACCACCAAAACCAGAAGTTCTTAAAGTCCAAGTGATTGTATCTGTTGATGTATTTAATACTCCACTATTACCACCAGCAACATAAGTATTGTTTGCAAAAGTGAGTGATTGAATAGAATTAGAAACAAAACTAGAAGTTCTTAATTCCCAAACAATGGCGTCTGTTGAAGTGCTTAATCGTCCATTGGCACCACCAGCAAGATAAAGATTGTTTCCAAAAGTAAGAGATAATATATTGTTAGCACCAATAGCAGAAGTTCTTATAGTCCAAGTGATTGCATCTGTTGATGTGCGTATGAATCCCCCATCACCACCAGCAACATAAGTGTTGTTTGCAAAAGTAAGAGCAAAAGTTTGATTAGAACCAACACCAGCAGTTCTTAAAGTCCAAATGATTGCATTTGTTGAAGTATTTAATGCTCCATTAGTACCACCAGCAACATAAAGATTGTTTCCAAAAGTAAGAGAACTAATACCATTAGCACCAAAACCAGAGGTTCTCAAAGTCCATAAAACCGCATTACCACTCACAGCACCACCACCACTTCCACCACCACCATAAGAAAGTCCAGATATATTAGGACCAAAACTTCCATTCACTTCAATTGATGCATTTGCTGCTGTGTTGTTATAATAGTTAATTGTTCCTCCAGAACCACCCAAAGAAGAAATGGTAGAACTATAAGCACCTCCCCCTCCACCAGAAGTCTGGAATGCTGCTGTTGTGGTTGCGGCAGAGTTCCCGCCAAATGGAACTACTCTTCCTTGTTGTCCGGAAAGTCCTGCCGTTGTTTGAAGAAAGTTTGTATTTGCCGATGGTGGTACTCCTCCAGAACCACCAAGTAAAAGTCCGGTGTTACTTCCAGCACCTCCACCATTTACTGTTATACTATTGGTTCCCAATGCACCAGTCCAAGATATTGTGGTTCCTGCTCCTGCCGTACCTGCTGTTCCTCCTGCACCAACATCTACGGTTAATGAAGACCCTGTGATTTGGTCTTTTGAGAGTATCCAAGATGCTGTTGCTCCTGAACCACCAGAACCTCCTGACATTCCTGGCGGAGAGAGAGGTGATACCAAGAGTCTAGATGAATCTCCAGAAACTACATATAATCCATTTCCATATGTAGATGAATTTATGGATACAGAAACGGAATCTAAAAAATTTATTGATTGCCAAATAATTGCGTCTGTTGATATTGACCTAGAATTCCCACCAGCAGCAAAATAAAAATTATTTTCATATAGTATTTTTCTATACCCTCCAATTGCAGTCCTTAAAGTCCATACAACTGTATCTGTTGAGGATATTAAAACTGCACCACCAATAAGATACAATCCATTCCCATATCCAACAGAATTCAATTGAGAAGTAGTCTCCGAAGTTCTTAACTGCCATACTATGGTATCTGTAGAAACTGCAATTCTTGATCCTGTAGATGAAATAATATAATATCCTCCACCATATCCGCTTCCATATATTGTGCCAGAACCACTCAACACAGGTACAGTTCTAAGTATCCAAATTATGCTGTCAGTGGATGAAATTATTGGTGCATTAAGACCAGCAGCAACATATAAACCATTTCCGTAAGACAATGTAAGTATGGTATTATTTCCATAAGATGAAGTTCTTGCAGTCCAAATAATTGCATCTGTTGAGGTAATCACAACTCCACCAGAACCAACAGATGTATATAATGAATTTGCATATATCAAACCAGAAAGGTTAGTCACAGTCACACCAGAAGTTCTTGCAGTCCAAATAATTGCATCGGTTGAAGTTCTTAAAAGACCACCAGTACCGCAAAGTAAATAAATATTATTCGCAAAAATAACATTTTCAAGTACTGCAGAAGAAGTAGTTCCAGAAGTTCTCAAAACCCAAATACTTGCTGCCTCATAAGAACTACTATCACTATTTCCGGCAGCACCACCTCCACCGGCACCGGTTGCTTCAATTAAAAGTTCCTTTGCTTCTACCGGAATGTTATAAGTATAATTTCCCGCAGAGGTATATTCTACAGATTCTCCTATTGATTTCCAGACAAACTTTGTTCCATCATTTCCAGAAAATTTATTCTCATTTCCAATGATACTAGGAGGGTCTAGTTTATCATTGATATACTGAACGTATGCGGCATCAGTGTCATTTGTTGCCGAAGAAATACCACTAATAAAATTAGACCCAAGTTCAACAGGCATATCACACCTCCCCTAATCTTCTTTCCAGTTCTTCTATTCTTACATTCTGTTCTTTAATTGCTTCAATCAATAATCCAACAAGATTCGCATAAGCAACTGATTTAGTCTCATAGTTTGGCATTGGAGATTTTGGATAAACAACTTCCGGCATAATCTTTTCAACCTCTTGAGCAATAACTCCGATTTGATGTTCTCCGGTATCTATACGGTCAAACTCCACACCACGCAAAGAAAGAACTTTATCTAATGCATTATCTATAGTTTTGATGTTTGCCTTGAGTTTCTCGTCAGAGTTTGCGGTAACCGTACCTCCTGCAACAAGATTTCCGGTTGAAGGATTAAAGGTAAGTTTTGTTGATGATATATTCAGAGAAGTTGAAAGTCCAGAAAGTGATGATGTAATACCAACATAAAAAGTTGAGTTTGTGGTGGTATTATCAATGATAGATACTCCAGATTCTGCAGTAACACCAGATAATTTTGAACCATCACCATAATAAGTTATGACACCAACAGTTGCCGTGACAATACCAGCAGAAATTTGAAGAGTTCCTAAGGTTGAAATTCCACTAATTGATAATGAAGTTCCTACAATATTACTTGAAATAGCAACGGTTACAACATTTCCAGATGCTGTTGCTAAGACATTATCACCCTTAAATTTTAAAGTAGTAACACTTCCAGATGTACCTATAATGGTTTCTTCATCATAAACAGTGATTCCACCAAAAGAACCATTTGCTGCACTTACATTTCCCCAATATGGTGTAGAACCATCAAATAATAAAACCTGACCTGAAACTCCATTATTTACAAAATTAGTTGTATCAATTGCAGATTGATACACAACATTTCCAGAAGACCCACCTTTTAAGTTAGTTGCTATACCGGCATTAGTTGCATAAGTCGATATACCGCTTGAGGTTGCATAAGTTGCTATACCGCTTGAGGTTGCATAAGTAGCAATGCCAGCATAGTCGGCATAAGTAGCAATACCAGAACTGGTTGCATATGATGCACTTGTAGTATTACCATCAAAACTTGATGCGGTAACAACTCCAGTGATTCTAACATCACCAACTACATAAAGTTTTGATGTTGGATTTGTGGTTCCTACTCCAACATTACCATCATAAGGATTTAATAAAACAGTCTTATTATTACTAATTGAAAATAAAGTTCCTTCAGTACCATCAAAACTTAAAGTACCATTATTCGTAGAGTAAATGGTCGCAGTAATGGTAGATGGTCCGGTATCTGTGCTGGCACCAACAAACTCTATCTTTGGGTCAGTATTTGTAGAACCAATACTTGGGGTAATTATGAGATTTTTATCGTTAAGTGCCATCCCCTTATTTACCTTTATTAATTATTTATTATAATCCAAAACGACCTCTAAGTGCATTGAAGTTTTGTTGGACTTCTGCTGCAGAGAGTGCTTTGTTGTATGCACCAAATTGATAAAAGATGCAACTAGTCACTCTACTAGAATTTAATGTCCTTCTACCAAGAAAAACATTAGGACTTGTACTCCTAGTTATACTTCCTGTTGTTGCATTAGAAGTTATTAAATTTCCGTTTCTATATAACTTTCCACCTTCAGTTGAGGAATATGTATAACACCAAAAATTCATAGAATTTGCATCTGCTAATGAAGTAAAGATATAACCACATCCACCGCCAGCAGTTATATATGAACCACCGGTTTGATATCTATTAAACCCAATAGACCCAAATGGTCCACCAAAAACATTATTATCATCATACATAGTCACATCCCAACCTCCGCCTGAATCACCATCACCATTACTTGCGATAGCAGGATAGTTTGCATTATGTTTTAGTGTTTTATTCCTTGCTATAATTTGTAAAGTAAATGATGTATTACCATTAAATGCTAGTGCCTCAGTATATGCTCTCTCAATATAATCATCAGTTCCATCCTGCTCTATTCCACCAAGGTTATTTGAATTAAATGTTGGTCCATTTATCAAGGTAAAGTTTCTTCCATTACCACTCAAATCAGTCCAAGTGGTTCCACTTCCAGGATAAGACTTACGATTTCCTGCATCAAGACACAAGACCAAACCATTCATTACCAGCGATGGACTGTGAGACAATCCCATTTCACACTTCCTCCATCGGTGCAGTCCATTCAGAACCACTCAGTATCTCTAAGATTTCTTCATAAGTATAAGGACCTTCTGCACCTACAATATCGTTTATAAATGATGGTGCTTCAGCATCCCACTTAATAAATGACTTGGTAGAATCTAACGAAAGTCTTAAAGTTTCTTCTGAACTTTCACAGACTTGTGTAAAATCAATTTTCGATACTTCAGTGATAGGAAAAATAAGATATTTTCTATTTTCGTACATAATTTTAAAGGTTTTATAAGTATTTAGATTCCAAATCTTCCACGAAGAGCATTGAAGTTTTGTTGGACTTCTGCTGCTGTGAGTGCTCTGTTGTATATTGAGACTTGTGCTACATTTCCATTTAAATATCTTCCCCCATTTTGCCAATATCCAATACTTATATTTGGTTGCACTGTGCGGATTCCAGATCCAGTATTTGAAGTTGAATGATTCAAAGATCCGTCAATATACATTCTTGCTTCTGTTGTTCCCGAAATAGTTATCGCAATAAAATGCCAGTTCCCATCACCAACAGTAAATGTAGAAGATAAGTTGCCAGAGGCAGTTAGTGGTTTTCCAGACAAATCTGGTCTATCTTGAATAACAAATCCTTGGGTTCCAGTATGATTATTATCTAATAGAATTTGTATATCAGATATAGTATTTCCAGATTTAGTAGTCCATTTTGCATACATACAAATGCTGATATTTCCACCAGTGGTTATAGAACTTGGGCGGGTAGTAATTACATAATCATTCGTTCCATCAAAGACAACACTTCCACCATTAGAACTACTATAAGTCGGTCCATTTGTTAGAGTTCCATTATTACCATTACCACTCAAATCAGTCCAGGTAGTTCCACTTCCAGAATAAGACTTACGATTTCCTGCATCTAATGCAAGAACTAAACCATTTTCTACTATTTCAGGACCTGCATAAACTCCCATTTTTATTTCCTCTTAGATTCCAAATCTTCCACGAAGAGCATTGAAGTTCTGTTGGATTTCTGATGCTGTGAGTGCTTTGTTGTATATTTGTACTGAATATGTATTTGAATTTACATACCTATTCAAAATGGAAGATATTCTGTTTATTTCTAAAGTTGTTTTAGTTGTTGTAAATAAAGATGTTGCGGGAGCAGTTGGAGATATTTGTCCATTATTAATATAACATATTGCAGTTGTAGCATCATAAGTTGCTACTATATTATATATTGTATTGTTTGTTAATATTGGACTAGCAATAAGATCAAATACAATAATTCCATTATTTCTATAAGAAAATCTTAATTGATTACCAGCAGTTGCTTCAAGGAAAACTCCATCATTATTAGCATCATTGTAGTTACTGATAAGTGTTTTTGATAATAGAGGTACAGATATAAAATTTGTCCATATAGATAATGTAAATGGTGTATTAAATCTGTAACTAAAGTTAGAAATAGAGGCATAATCATTACTTCCATCAAAAACTAAACTTCCGCCATTACCACTATTATACCCAACACCATTCTCCAGAGTTCCATTATTACCTCTACCACTTAAATCAGTCCAAGTGGTTCCACTTCCAGAATAAGACTTACGATTTCCTGCATCCAAATGTAAAACCAATCCATCATTTACAATTTGACTATAACCATCTTGAACGGTACTAAAAACTCTCAAAGCAGGTGTTGTAAGTTCTCTTGGATAGTAAATAAGTTTTTTAATGTGCCCACTAAATCTGTTTCCACTTCTATCATGACCTATTCGCATTGTTGTAATGCCAACAGGAAGAGAACCTGAAGTTGTCGTAACTACACCAATTCCCTCACTTGCTAAACTAAATTGATTGTCTTTTGCGGATAATGAAACTCTATATTCTAAATTTGTAGTAGAAACATTTGGTGCAGTTCCAATTGCAACTGTGGTTACTCCGGCATTTACCACATTTAAAGTTGGTGTAGTTGTTGCAATGGATACTTTAACTTCATTGTTTGTGGTATTATCATCGAAAGATAACAATGGTTGAGTACCCGTGGTTGATTTTGGAACATAATGAAGAATAATAGAAGAACTTGAAGAATTGTAAAAGTTTGGTGAGGAAATAGTAAAATTATCTGTTCCTCTTGTGACTGTTGAACCTGATGTTGGAATGTAGGAAGTTGGAAAAGTTCCAGTTTCTAACTGTGCTCCCCAAAACAAAACACCTTTTATTCCATCTGCCCCCACTACTCCATCTAAATTAGTTCGATCGAAATTATGTCTAGGTGCTAATTTTATTACAGCAGCACCGTTATGTATTGGTGTATAAAAATGCAATCTCCACCAACTATTAAACAAAGGAATCGAATATCCAACAATTCCTCCTCCGTCCTGTACGCCAAACTGTCCCGTTGTAAGATCAAAACAAAATTTAGGAAATCCTCCTGAAGACGTTTGTATTTGTCCACCTAAAAAATTAAATCCGTCAGCTTTGGCATATATGGTAAACATATAAGTTCCTGCTGTCGAATTTGTATATTGCAATCTAGCGTTAGTTGCACCAGAATTTGGAATAACTTTTGTTACATTTGATGTTCCTGATGGTGATAAAACACTAGATGCTCCTAAACTTGCCGCAAACAATGACCATGGAGAAACTGAAAAATTTTCACTATATGTTGATAAATTAGTCCTCTGTTCTTCAATCAACAATCCCAAAGGATTTCCGCTAGAATCATACTCAAAACGTGGTTCAAAAGCAGCAGCAGTCTTAATCAATCCATCAGAACCAACATAAGTTCCTGTTGTAGTTCTGCCAATACTAATATAATCATTTCTTTTACTTATACCATCACGAAGATTTCCTGCTCTTGCAAAGTCATACACAAGACCAGGAAATCCATAGGTTTCATAATTAACTTCTCTTTGATTATAAACTACACCCATTTTCTTATACTTCTAAACCTTTTCATTTTTACTAAAATTCAACTTTCAAATCTTCAACATCTTTTCTGATTGCGGTAAAGTCCCAATAAAAATCATATTCACCAGTTTTTTCTTCCATCATTACAACAAAGTTATTTTCAGAAACATTTACTTCTTCAACCCAAATAACTTTTCCGTGTTTAATATTTGTAATATGAATATTTATTCCCTCTTCCTTAACAAGATTGTGAATATATTCTGGAAGTTCAACAACACACATTCCATTTTGAATTGTTGAAGAACCAGTCAGGCGAATTCCGTGATATGGACTTTCTAAAGAACCATACTGAAGTTTCTTACCTTCCTTTGTTGGGTGTGGAATAATGAATGACTTGGTGGTTGCACCGAAGGAACCAACAACATGAAGTTTATATGTTGGACTTGTGGTTCCAATACCAACATCACCAGTTGTTGTAATCGCAACTCTGGTGGTTCCATCTGTCTGGAGTTCTAGTTGTCTTGCGGTTCCACCAGCAGTTCCTTTTTCGGTTCCGATTATAAAAACATTATTAGACCAACCTAAAGAACCTCTTTCAAAATTAGTTGATGAAGTGAAGGTGTTGTAGATACGTGAGGTTTGTGCATTGGTGTCACGGCGCTGAGCTAGTACGTTTACGGATTCACCGTGTAACACGGTTGTGTTGTAACCACCTATGGCAATAGATATATTTTCTCTGGTATAAAACCTAGCAGCATCTGCAGCAAATATCTCAGTCCCCGCTCTTGCAACACTTATGTTTGTTCCGAAGTCAATTCGGCTATTGCCAAAGGATAGTGCTCTCGTTCCATTTACCTGCAAGTCCAACAAGTTCCCACTATAACCACTCGGAGCATTTACAACTAAAGTAGAACCAGGTTGTGTAGAACCAATACCAACAAAAGTTGTACTACCAACACCAACAGTTGTAATGATAGTTCCACCAACACCAACATTTAGAAGACCTGTTGTTGTTACACCAGAAACTAAAGTATTGCCAACAACATGAAGTTTTGATGTTGGATTTGTAGTTCCAATACCAACATTACCACCATAAGGTCCGATTTGAATTATTCCATTTGCATCTACATCAATACTAGGAATACCAGAAACATCATTAACAGCAAAAATAGAACCAGTGGTAAGATTATTGGTAATAGAAAATAACTGACCTGCAGAACCTTCCCAAGATAAAGTCCCGTTATTTACTTCATATGCTCTTTGAGTAATGTGTTGTCCCGTAGAAGAACCTGCGGCAACAAGAAGATTACCAAGAACATGAAGATTTTGTAGTGGTATTGTAGTTCCTATACCAACAAGACCCGTTGTGGTAATGGCGACTCTGGTGGTTCCATTGGTTTGGAACTCCATTTGTCTTGCGGTTCCAGTTCCATCAGTTTGAGTTCCTACTACAAATGTGTTTGAAGTCCAACCTAAATATGCTCTTTCGAAATTAGTATTTCCTGTCCCAGTTACATTATTATAGATACGGAAGGTTTGTGGATTGGTGCCGTTTCTTTGTTCTAAAACATTAGGATTATTTCCATAAAGAGCAGTAGAATTAGTTGTAGTCCAGGAAATATAATTTCCACTGAAAAGAGTTAAACCTGGACCAGTCGAATTCATATTTCCAAGATTTAATACTGTACTATTAGCACCTGAAAATTGAAGTCCATTTCCACCATCTAATGATAAAGTTTGCCAACCACCTGTGTTGGATATTTGGAATGAAGCACCATTTCCACCAAATCTTCCAGACTTTCCAACATAAAAACTTTGAGTTCCGCCAATTCTTAAGTCAAGCAACCTACTACTTGCATTAGAAGAAGTATCAGTTACATTAACTGTAAGTGCAGTTGCAATACCGGAACCAGCAGTCCAGGTTTGGTTGATTTGAAGTGGTTGTAAATTACCAGAACTAGCAGAACCTCTTATGGTAGTAATTCCATTAATATTCAAAGGTCCAGTGCTAGTAACACCACTAACGTTCAAAGAAGTAGCATTTAAAGTTCCAGTGCTAGTAACACCACTAACGTTCAAAGAAGTAGCATTTAAAGTTCCAGTGCTAGTGATTCCAGTAACATCAAGTTTTGATGCTATGACATCATTTAACTGTAATGGTTCATTTAAATTGTGCTTATAGTTATTAATTGCCATTTAGTTTAATCCTCCTTGAGGCAATTAATAGTTACGCCTGTGCCTCTGTCCAGGAAATTCTACATGCTAGACTCTTACTACCACTTGCCTCAATATTTGTCGCGGCAATAAGAAGAATATCTGGACCAACTGGATATCCAGGATTTATTGTACCAACACCACCGTTTCCACTGAGAATCGAAGTTCCAAGGTCACGAACTTTTTCTAGGTTAAATGAAGTTGCGGAAAAGTTAGTACCACCAGAGTTTTCAGTATAGAAACCGAAAATTCTATCTCCGCCAGTAAAAACACCAGTTGCCGTTGCCGGAGTTGCATTATAATTTTGAGTTCCATCAAAATAAACAACCTGAGCAAGAGAACCAGATCCTACCGGAACTGTTTCCCAATTCGTTGGGAAAGTTAAACTTCCACCGGTAATTGTTTGTGGATTCAAAATACCCTGAATAAGAAACTGTCCCTGAGAATAAACACCCATATTTACCAAAGTTAATTGCATTCGATTAATAATTTCACGAATACCAAAGTTCTTACCAATGCCAGAATCAACAGATGGGGAAATTCTAATTGCAATAAGAGGTCTTGTAGTTCCTGCAAGAACACTAAGATACCTATTCATACCAGCGGTAAAAATAATTGATTTGTCATCATCTTGTCTTCCGTCCATAATAACAGAAACACCCCAATGACTTACGATAGGAGCACATGTATTTTGCAGATATTGTACGGAAACTTGAGCAGTTCCAGCTCCACCAACTCCAGCATCGGGAGTAAATGTTACTGAAGAAGCAGTTCCAGAGAAAGTATATGCGGTTGCGGAGAAAGATCCAGTTGGATTAATGCCTGCAATTTGGTAAGTGGTTCTTCGGGTCAACCCAGTTAAAGGATATCCTCTTACAGTTGAATTATAAGCACCAATGCCAGTATAACGAATAAGTTCACAATTTGTTCCATCCTGAAGCATTACAAATCCACTTGTTGGCCATCCAACTGCATTTTCAATATGAAGGGTGGTATCTCCAGATGCCAAAGCAGATCCTCGGGTTGCAGTTGCACCAGCAACAAGTCTTGAGTATGGTCCCTGGTTAATTGCCTCAAATCTACCTGGCAAGTTTCCAGAACGCATATATGCCGATGTATTCACATTATTATTCGGCATTTTGTGGCAGTAAACAATCTCGCCATTTACTGCCCTGAATCCAAAACGAATAAATCCAGCACCATACCAAGTATAGTCAATATATGCCATCTGCATCTTAGAAACATCTAAGTTATATCCAGATGGTCCAGTTCCATCCATCTTATCCATATTCCACTGAGATTGTGGAACACGATTTGTCTGAACCTTCAAGTACTTAATATTAGATCTAGATGGTCCAATATATTGAGGATTAACTCTTAGAGAAGTATCGGAAAGAATTTGAGATATTTCATATGTTTGGCCCTTAATCACAATTTTATCACCAGTAACTAATTGTTCTCTAAATCTAGTACTAGTACCAGTGATTGATGCGCTATTTTGAGTTGTTGTAATTGTTCCAAACAATTCCTTAACGGAATCTCTTCTACATGCATAAAGGGTTATACCATCATATTCAAAGAAAAATCCATTTTGCTCATCATATAAACCAGATCTAACTGCAGCTCCAGTCCAATTTACTGCAGTAATAAAGACATTAGTTCCTCCAGGAGCAAGGTCTGTTGGAGTTGCTGTAGTTGTAAAGGTAAAACTTTTAGACCCAGTTACAGTAGCAACAGTTCTCGTTCCATTATAAAGATTACTATCAGTCAATCCAGCACTAGATTCAACTCCCTCCACTTTAATAGTAACTCCAACTTGCATATTATGATCTTGCAAAGTTGTTACAGTTACAGTAGAACCAGAAGCACTAATAGTAACAACGTCAAACGTTGGAGTAAGTTTTGCACCAGTAGAGAATTGCATTCCCTTACCAGACTGATAACGGAAATATCTTCTTGTCTGTCTAATTTGCTGAACACCAGTTACATTACTACCAGTAGTAATCAAAACTCCACCATCAGTTGCTCTATGCTGCTGATAACTTTCTGGTCTTGTATATAAGAGACAGTTTGCAAAGTTTGTTCCAGAAGCAAGAGTTCCAGTTGGAGCAGCAGCAGCTACAAATTGAAATTGCGTTGGAGTAGAGACGTTTGAAACAATCCAAGCACCATTTGGTGGATTAGTTGTTGCCGTTACACCAGAAACTAAAATTGGAGTTCCTGGAAATAAACCATGTGGGTTTGCTGTGTTTACAGTAATTGTTGTTCCTGAAAATGTCATTGCACTTGCAGAAACGGCAAGTGTAATTCTTGCTCCTGGGAAAAGACCTCCACCAGTAACTGTAGTGTAACCCAAATCTAAAATTGATCCATTTACCTGTCCTTTTGCAAGATAAGTAAATTGAGTTGAACTTGGAATAGACTCAATTAAAAATGTTCCGTCAGCAGTTTGATTTGTTGAATCTTGTACAGATACAATATCTCCAATAGAAAGTCCGTGAGATCCAGAAGTCGTTACTGTAATTGTTGATCTTGGAGTTTGGTTTCCACCAGATAAAGCAGTTACATCAAATGCAACAGCAGTACTTCCTCTTGCGTAAAATGAAGGATAGTTCTGTACTAATGAAAGACCCTCCCACTTTGATGGTTGAACAGAGTATTCAAAGTCGGTATCAATTAATGCCTGAGGAGTTGATACTCTAAACTTTGATACTGGATCTTGGAAAGTTTCGGATGGACTAAACTTTTCTTCATATTCATCAATTGTAATCTGAAGTTTATCGGTACTACTCATAGAAGTAGTATTATAATTCAAAACAACAGTTGTTGTATCCTTGGCACCGGTAATTACACCCGTTCCAGAAGCGACAATAGATCCCTGTTGATAATTAGAAGCATTAATACTATATGAAGTTGCTCTTAAATTTGGATCAGAAAAATTATAAATGACTTGATTTGTTGTAGTATTTGTAATTAATATTAATCTTTCTCTCTGAATCGCCTTATTAAAAAGAATAGTCCTTGTAGAAGGAGTAAATGTATATCCAGTTTCCAGTAATACTTTTCTTGCCATTTTTTAATATCCTAATAAAATGTCTGCTGGTTTAAAGGGGTAAAATTTAATTCTTGTTGCGGTATTAGAAACTGGTAATACTCTTGCAACAATTTCAGATCCGGTTGGAATAGACTCAGTGAATTTAATATTATTGTCAGTGTCTATTGTATATCCATTGTTAGATCCTAAGAAATTCGACTGATAAACGTAATCTGTATTATTTATAAACGCGGACTGTGGTATTCCATTTACCGTAATTGTAAGTCTAAATGGATTTGTAATCGTAACACGGTCATAATTAAATCTAGGAACAAAGGTATTTTCTTGACCATCTGTTGCAGTAGAAATATCATCAAGTTCATATGATTGGAATGCAGTTCCATCAATAAATCCATCAGTCGTAATGGCAACTCTGGTGGTTCCATCAGTCTGAAGTTCTAGTTGTCTTGCGGTTCCACCGGCAGAACCTTTTTCGGTTCCAATTCTAAAGACATTGTTAGACCAACCTAAAGAACCTCTTTCAAAGTTGGTTGCTGATGTGTAGGTGTTGTAGACGCGGAAGGTTTGGGCGTTGGCGCCGTTGCGCTGGGCGAGGGTGCCTGCGGTGTCGCGATATATGACAATATCTGTGACCGATGCGCCTAGTGTGCCAGAAGCCCAAGATATGTATCTGGTTGACCCAAGTATAATGCCACCATCACCAGAAGAGGATATTGCTGCTTGTGCTGCGGCATTGGTACCGCCTAAGTATAAGTTAAATGGTGAACTACTGGGACCGCATATTTGTGGCGAGCTTGAGCCTCCACTAAAACCAAATTCAATTCTCCCACTACTCGCAACTCGCGTAAGACTCGACCCATTCACCTGCAGATCCAGCAGGTTCCCTGTAAACCCACTCGGCGCATTCACTAATACAGAAGTACCAGCAGTACCAGCAGTATTTAATACGAGATTACCTGTAGTTGCTCCTATAGAAAGTCTAGTGGTTCCATTGGTTTGGAACTCCATTTGTCTTGCTGTAGAAATCCCAGCAGTATCAACACCGATTTGGAAGGTATTATTGTTCCAACCTAGATATGCTCTTTCGTATTGTGATGCGGAGGTATAAGTGTTGTAGATACGGAAGGTTTGTCCTGCACCTACATTTCTTTGTGCTAGGACATTAGAACTATCACGGGCAAGTACTACATCTGGAAGACTTTCAATTCCTCCAGCAGTAAAACCTATTGTAGTATTATAAAAGGCAAATCCATAATATGAGAACCTTAAACCTTGACCAGTTCCAACAATTCTAAATCCATTATTACTTCCAGTTGGGCAACCAAAATAGTGGTCATTTACTAGACCACTACCAAGAGCATTAATATTTGCCCGAACTGCCCCATATTTTTCAACAGCAAATCTACTGCTTCCGCCAACTTGTAAATCAAGCAACTTACTTGAATTATTAGAAGAAGTATCAGTAACATTAAGAGTAAGAGCAGTAGCAATACCAGTTCCTGCAGTCCAGGTTTGGTTGATTTGAAGTGGTTGTAGTGTATCACCAGTATTAGAACCAGCAGCACCTACAAGACTTATTGACCTTGCTGTAGAAATCCCAGCAGTATCAACACCGATTTGGAAGGTATTATTGTTCCAACCTAGATATGCTCTTTCGTATTGTGATGCGGAGGTATAAGTGTTGTAGATACGGAAGGTTTGTCCTATACCTGCGTTTCTTTGTGCTAATACTCCATTGCCATCACGCAGTAAAACTGGATCAATATCACCACTACCACCAAAATTTAAACCTCCAGGTGCTGTTACTCTAACAGCTTGAGTTCCATAAGCAGAACCATAAAAAGCAAATATCTGTGTATCAAAAACTTTTATGATACCAGCTTGTGAAGTTCCGCCAATATCAAGAACAACTGGATTACCGCCTGAAGTAGTTTTACTAGCTCTTAATAAGTAACTTCCACCAACCTGTAAATCTAAAATATTCCCACTATAACCACTTGGAGCATTTACAACTAAAGTAGAACCAGGTTGTGTAGAACCAATACCAACAAAAGTTGTACTACCAACACCAACAGTTGTAATGATAGTTCCACCAACACCAACATTTAAAAGACCTGTTGTAGTAACACCAGAAACTGTCAAAGAACTGATAGAACCAATACCACCTATGACATCAATAGCAGTTGTTGCGGTACCGATAACATCAATATTATAAGTTCCGGATAATCTCTGATTACTAATGGTTCCAGTTGTAATATTTGCCGCATCAGAAAGATTAAGAGCAGTCGTTGCAGTACCAGTAAGACTTCCAACAAAACCACCACCGGCAGTTACAATACCAGAGGCATTAATATTTCTAACAACCGCTAAATCTTGTTCGGTAAATTGAACTGAACCTGCGGCAAGTCTGGTTCCCGATGGAAACTGAGTGCTACCAATACCAACGGCATAGTTAATCAACCAGGCATCAGTATTCAATCCGGCAAAAGCACCTGCCTTAAACCACATAATTTTCTTATATGTGGCAGGCAATGTCTCAATACCAGTAATATTTAAAGTTACAAGAGGATTACCTTCGCTTGATGCTACAGCAATACCACCGTGATTTGCCGTTGTATCGGTAGAAACATCATTTCCATTAGAATCAGTCGTAAATCCAAGAACAATGTCTGCATCACTAACTCTAAAATTTTCTACAAGAATATAACCTGCAGTACCACCAACTGTAATGTTTCCAGTTACATTTAAGTTATTATTAACTTGTAAATCATTTGCAATTGTTACGCTTCCAGGAAGAGTTGGATTATCCGCAATAGAAATAACTGGATTAGAACCTTCACCAGTTCCATCAGAAACATTAATTTGATTTGGAGTTCCCGAAATAGTTTCAACATAATCTCCAGTTGTATCACTTCCAAGTCCAACGGAGTTTGGTTGAATTTCTACAGTTAAAACTACATTTTGCGTTCCATTAAAATCAATTGGTAAAGATACAACATCTCCTTGAATTTCGAACGTTCTTGTGTTTTGAAGTGCCGTTGCAACTCCAGAGACAGATGCATAAGATGCAATGTTAGATGAAGTAGAAAACCCTGAAGTATTTGAATAATCTGAAGACACGGCATAAGTAGCAATACCGGCATCAGTCGCATAAGTTGCTATACCAGAATAATCGGCATAAGTTGCTATTCCAGAGTAATCAGAATAAGATACTATACCAGCAACAGAAGCATAAGTTGCTATACCAGAATAATCGGCATAAGTTGCTATTCCAGAGTAATCAGAATAAGATACTATACCAGCAACAGAAGCATAAGTTGCTATACCAGAATAATCGGCATAAGTAGCAATACCAGAATATTGAGAATAAGTAACAACTCCGGCAACAGATGCGAAGGATGCTATACCGGAATTAGTTGCATAAGTTGATATACCAGCAACAGAAGCATAAGTAGCAATACCAGAATATTGAGAATAAGTGGCAACTCCAGCAACAGATGCTATACCAGCATTATCTGCATAAGTGGCATATGAAACATTACCATCAAAATTTGAAGCAGTTACAATGCCGGTAAAATACCCATTCCCAACAACATAGAGTTCAGAAGTTGCATTAGAAGTGCCTATTCCAACATTACCAATAACCTCTATTGAAGTTAAATTTTCACTATATGATGATATTCCAACTTTAAGATTTCTTTGTCTGCCGCTAGTATACTTTGCCATTTTAATTAAGTGTTTCTAAGATACTTCCTAAAAATTTAATATCTGTATTATTACTCGCAGACAATACAAGAACATCACCGGACTCAAGAACTAACTTTCCGGCAAGAAGATTTGCGGTATCACTAGAAGAAATAGGAAAATTTTGAAGAATTTCTGTGGTGACTGCAATTCCAGAAACTGTTCTTCTATGAGAAAATGATACACTTTGAGTATCGGTTCCAACATTTGCCGCCTGTGCAAGTAAAACAACTCCAGTATATCCAGTAGGTGCAGTATATATTCCTACCGGAGTTGTTGTTGCAATTTTTGTAATTGTTTTAAATACATTAAGTGCTAATGGCATTTTAATCTCCCCCGAGTGCTAAAATAAATGGTGTTAGTGTTGAAAATAAACTCTTCGAATAAAACTTACCGGAGATTGATCCAGTTTGTTGATTAATAATTACCCCATCACCAATTCTAAAATTACCAGATTGATCAGTAGAAGTAAATACAACTAATCCACCATTTTTAGCAACTGTTTCATTATCTTGAATAGGAACTCCACCTGTTGCGGGAAGTGCTTTTGAAATTTCAGTACCAGATCCAATATATTCTAATGAATGACCAGAAGCAAGAACACGACTTTGCTTATAAAAAAGAACTTCTGTACCTATTCCGATAGCATAAGGAACATTATCATTTACAGTAATTGTACAAATTCCAGAAGAAATTGGAGTAGACTTTAGAACAGAATAATAAGTTGGAACTATTAGAGCAGTTGCCTTTGCTGTATTTATTCCTACTTCCGGAGAAGAAATTGTGACTTTTGGTGGATATGTATATCCCCTTCCATTTGAAATAATTTCAAACTCGGTCACAGATCCGGACTTTACAACAGAAGCTGCCTGTGCAACGATTCCCCAAGAAACTTCTGGAGACTCAATAGTAACAAAAGGATTAGAGTTATATCCAGAACCTCCAGATTCAACAACAATTCTATCAACGGTATAAAAAAGATCTCCAAAATAAATAACCTGCCCATCGAATGGGCGAATTATATTAATATTTGCAGTTCCTCCACCAACATAAACTTGATTTGGCGTGGTAGAAACTCCGACATTACAAGTAAAAACAGTGCTTGCCACAGATACTGAAGGAAGATTAAGTTTTGTTGTGGCAACACCAACAGAAGTAGAATTCACAGTGGCAATCAAATTATCAATAAATGACTGAACGTTTGCACAAGAATTAGGATCTTTATTTGTTGGATCACCAACTAAAGTAAGATCTTGATAATTTAATTGATTTGTAATGGCCTTTTTGGCATAGTCTCTAACAGCATTAAAAGATGTAGCAGATTCTGCAAGTTCACCAACAATTCCATTATTTAATGGGTTTCCATTCGCATCAAAATAACCCTTAATAAATTTACGAATGTTTTGATTTGTAAAATCTCTCACATCAAGTGAAAGAGCGTCAATTAAATATCCAATATCTCTATAACACTTATTACTACCAGAAGGAAATGATCCTACATTCTCACTAAAAGTATTCAAGTAATTTTGATTTCCAGATCCAATTACCGTCGTAACAATACCAACAAGAGTATTAATATTTGCCTGAACATCAGTACAAGAGTCTGGATTTCCTGAAGGATAAACAGTAATCGCAATTCCTGGCCCACCATAAGTTGCAGGGCCAGAACTAATACCAATTTCCTTATAATTCAATTGATTTGTAATTGCTTTTTTAGTATAATTTCCAAGACTGTTAAAGGCATATACAGACTGTAACCTTTCACTAGTTCCAATACCGACAGATACATTACCATTAAAATAAAAATTAGTGAAATCCCTAGAATACTTGTTACCACCAGTAAACACATCTATAGAAATAGCATCTACAAGATAACCAAGATCTCTTGCACAAACATTACTAGTAGAAATTCCTAGAGTTTCATTAAAAGTTCCAAGATAACTTTGAGCACTTGAAGTTGTGGCAGATCCAATAACAGTTGTAACAATTCCTACAAGTGTATTAATATTTTGTTGAACATCAAAACAAGAACCAGGATCAGTATTTGAATAAATGGATCCTCCTCCACCATATGTTGATGTTCCGACAGAAACATTTAAATTCGAATAAGCAGCACCAACAAGAGTATTGGTGATTGCTTTTTTCATATATTCTCTAGCTCTTTCAAAGGCATAGATTGTCTCAGTTTTTTCACCATCCAAAGAACCTGCACCAGTCCCAGTAAAATACTGAAGTCCAAAATCTCTAGAATACTTGTTACCTCCAGTGAATACATCAGTGGCAACAGCATCAATAAAAAATCCCAGGTCTCGTTTACAAGTCGTTGCAGTACCACTAATACTTGGATATTCAACAACAACATCATTCCATGCAGAATCAACAATAACAGATCTGTTTTGCTGAATCAATCCCGAGGCATCATAATATCTATTTCTTTCATATGGAACTGGATCATCGGGAAATGCAAATCCTGATGGAAATCCAACGGCAATTGAAGATAAAGATTTATCTATAATTTCTTGTTTATTTTTTTGAATTAATCTATAAGAATCATAATACCTAAATCTTTCACTTGCGGCAGGATCTCCGGGAAAAACAAAATCAGTATGTGCAATAGAAATTGCTGCTAAAGATTTATCTTGAATTTCTTTTTTATTTTTTGTTATTAAATTATATGCATCAACATATCTTCCGGGAGCAACTGTCTTCGCCTCAAAAACATACCCCTTATTACCACTAGGATATGTAGCAATTCCACCAACACCGGTGCAAGTAAATTGTAAGTTAGAAAGAGAAATGCCCATTCCAACAGAAAACTTATGTGCTTCAGTGGTATAGGCGGTTAAAATGCCAGTTGTATTATCATAATAAGCAGTAGAAATACTCAGTGTTGGAGTATTTAAATCTATGGTAAAAGTATCTTGATTAGAACTAGCAGTTTGAGTAATAATCCCGGTATACTTTAAAGGACCTACACCATCGGCAACAAGAGCATAATTGCCAAAAGAAGAGTTTGAGTTTGTTAAATCACATGCGGCACCAGATCCACAAAAAACCGCAATATCATCACAAATTGTAAAAAGAGAAACTAATTGAGCGTATCCCTCATTTGTAATTGAAACTCCTATTCCACCTTGATTATATTGAGTATAAGAATCAAGAACCATGGATTTTAATGGACCTATCGCATTATTTCCATCAATTTTGAGACCTATACTATTTGGAATAAAATTAGTACAGTTCTGAACATAGGGTGACTGATCAATGTATCTCAATTCATTAGGATCAAATTCAAAAATAGGATTTGGATTTGGAGATCCTATAAAAGACATTTCGGCAACATAATTGCCTTTACCAATTTGGAAAAGTGCTTTTTGATTAAGAGGAGTGACTGTCACTTCTCTTAAACTATCACCAACAATACTTACTTGATCAGGAAGAACTATAGGATTATCTTCTACATAAGTCCCAGCACTAACTTTAATAACAGTTCCTTCTGTTGCTTCTGCGACTGCTGCTTTAATTGTTGCCTTGGCATCTCCAAGTTTTTTTCCGGTATTTGTATCTTTTCCGTCTTTTGTGACATATAAAATATTCGTAACTGTCGCACCGATACCCAATTTAACCACATCGGTACCAATACCTGGACGAGACCTTATTGCAAAAAGATCGGCATCAAAAGTATTAAGAGCTAATTCACCTAATTGTAAATCAGTAATTTGAGGTTGTTTTCCCGGTACGGCAGATCTTTTTATTCTAATCGGTGTCGCCATCTATTTTTATTCGGTATTTACCAAAATGGGAGGTATCTATTACCTTTAATTTATTTATTCAACTTAGATTATTCCTTCTTGGTTTATACAAAAATAAATCTTTTGGAAGATCTGGTTTCATCCAGGTTTTTATTTTTTTATATTTTTCTACAGAAAAAAATTCTTGCGAAGAGTACCAATCTTCCCAATAAGTATGACCTTTACTTTGATTACAAGAATTGCAACAGGAAACTACATTTTTAGAACAATCCATTCCACCCTTTGATTGAGGAATTATATGATCTATTGTCAGATTTTTATTAGATTCGCAATAGGCACACTTATGATCCCATTTCTCCAGTATTTGTTTCCTCCATATTCGTTTTGCTTCTGATGAACTTGTGGTATGGAGATAATACAAATACTGATCTGGAGAATGTAAGAGATCCATAAGTTTCTACAAACTTATGATTATTTATTTCTAGTTTTTATGACTTCAACCAATTCTTTCAGAGTAATATAAATGTAATGAAATTCTTCGTAAAGAGTAATATCTTTATCTCTTTTAAGAAAATATCTAATTTTTTCCAGCATGTTTTTTACAAATACTGCGAGCATATGCTCTCGTCATAGAATCTACATTAGAACAAGATAAATTTTTTTCTCCACAATAGGGACATTTAGAATCTGGTGGATCATTTGGATATTTAAATTTACTCATACAATTACAGGATCTCCTTTTCCTTCAGAAAGTTTTTCTTTATATGAATTGAGCACTTCTATCTTTCCAGCAGGAAGTCCAGTCTGTCCAGGAAGTTGATTATCAATTTTTGAAGAAATATCAATGACCTGATCCATTAAAAATCGATGGCGACTATAGACTCTATTTGAAGGATCAAAATTAACCATCATTATTGCATCATTTATATCCGCACAATGACAAATAACTTTTCCGGTTTTATTATTTGTTACAATCCAATATTCGTTTATCATTTAATTTCTTTTTTTGATTATGGTTTATGTAAAGACCTGGCCAAGTATCACGAATGATCTCGGCAAGTTTGTAAGGTGTCTCAGTTGTAATCATCGAACGTGATGTCCTCCAAACATATATCTCATTCCATTCAGAATCTTGGCAGCGAAAGTGCCCAGATTGCGTGAATTAAATCTCTCATAAAGAGCAGTGGTGATGACAGGAGCGGGAACCCCCAGATCCACAGCGGCAGTAACAGTCCAACGACCCTCACCACTGTCGGATACTCCACCAGAGAATTGTTTAAGCTCTGGGCTGCGGCGCAACACATCAGCAGTAAGATCAAGTAACCAACTACTAACAACGCTACCGCGACGCCATAACTCAGCCACTTCAGCAACATCAATATCATAGCAGTAATTTTCTGGATCCGCCATCGGTGCGACTTCGGCATCCCCTTCCTTAACGTATCGTGCTCCATCGTTAGCATTTTTCAGAATATTGAAACCCTCTGCATATGCCTGCATCATACCATACTCGATGCCATTATGCACCATCTTCACAAAATGCCCTGCACCAGGGCCACCACAATGCAACCAACCATGCTCTGCTGAGGTTATAGATGAGTCAAACTCAGTCCTCGTGGCAGAGTGGATGTCTGGAGAGAGGGCATCAAAAATGCTTTTACAAGTGGCGACTGCAGTATTTCCACCACCAACCATAAGACAGTATCCACGATCCACACCGTAAATACCACCGCTAGTGCCACAATCAATATATTGGATACCCAATTTTGCCAAACGTTCTGCTCTCTTCCGACTGTCCTTAAAATTGCTATTGCCATGATCAATAATAATATCTCCTTCACCACAAAATCGTAGTAACTCATTAATCGTTTCCTCTACTGTTTCTGCTGGAACAACCATCTGAAAAATTCCTGGTTGTGCCCCACCATTTTTATTTCTTTTAATTATTTTTACAAGAGTTTCAATATTAGCAGCATATCCATAAATGTAACCTTTTTCAAAAGATTCATTTGCTTTTTCAAGATTTCTTCGATACCCCCACACTTCAATACCCGCTTTCATCATACGACGGGACATTCCTTCTCCCATTCGTCCTAGTCCAATTAATCCTACTCTCATTTAATTCTCCCATTCTTCATAAACTTTTCTGAAATATGCATCCAGATTGACTAAACTATCTAGATGTATATTACAGATGTAATTATTATCGTCACACCATTGTAGTGCAATTTCATGAAATTTTTGTTCACACATCACTGTATTTACACCATAACTTCTAGCAAATGAGGACATTATGAAATTCCAACATTCATGTTCCTTTTTCATCGAACTAATTCCATTGCTCTAATAAGTTCAATATAATGATTCATTTCATCCACTGATATACTAGCAATCTTTTCATCTTTTGGGTGTTTCCAAAGATACGATAAGTATGTCTCAGTTGCATGAAGTTCAATGCCTGCATTTAAATGATAAGCATCCACAGCATCAATGAAATAATAAGCAACCATAATCCAGTAATAGACCAGAACCAAGTGCCAAGCAAATAAACGATCAATCCAACGATCAGCACCACCGATGCTTTCCATATACTCCAGGTGTTCAGTTTCATTGACTGTCTGTGCAAAGTGTTCTTTCATCAGGTATAAGTGATCTTCTCCCCTTAATCCTAATGATTCTCTTAAATGAAGAACACTTAAAAATGCAAAGTAAGGTGCCCTAGCAATAGTCTCCAGAACCCAAAATCTTTGTATTGGATGATTACGATACAGAAAATCTATGATTGATATAGTAAATGATAAAACTATATTATTAAACTTTTTCATTTTCCTCTTTGATCTTTAAAACTTCGTTCCAATCTTTTTCAAACAAATTTAATCCCATTTCAGTCATTATATTATTATACATTGACCAAAATACAACTGGGGGTATTGTTACGACATTTGTTCCCGATAATGCAGATTGCTCAACTTGTCTCACATCTCGAATAGAAGCTGCAAGAATTTGTGTAGATGTTTTAGAGTAATCAAATGCCTGACGAATATTTTTAAGTAATCCAATACCATCAATAGAATTATCCATCCATCTTCCTACGAATGGTGAAATATAAGTTGCTCCTGCTTTTGATGCCAGAATTGCCTGGGAAACTGAAAACACCAGAGTTACATTTGTTTTAATTCCTTTATCAGAAAGAAACTTACATGCCTTTAACCCTTCTATTGTGCAAGGAACTTTAATTGTAATATTGGAAGAAATTGAATAATAATTTTTTGCCTCAGAAAGCATTTCTTCTGATGTATTTGCAACAACTTCTGCAGAAATACTTTCTAAATCCGGAAACGAAGATGAAATTTCTTGTATAACTTCATTAAGTTGTCTACCACTTTTGAGAATTAAACTAGGATTTGTAGTGACTCCATCTAATAATCCTGTTCTATACGCTGACTCGATGAGTGAAACATCTGCAGTATCTAAAAAGATCTTCATATAAAAAGAAAGAACTCCTTATTAATTATAAGAAGTTCTTATTTGAGAATGAACTTTGTTACGATTTTAAGATAATATCACTCGGACACTTCTTCAACAGCAGGTGCTTCTTCAGCAACTACTTCTTCAGCAGGAGCAGCAGGTTCTTCATGAAGTGCTTCAACGGATCTCAGAACCTCTTCCAGAGCAGCGTCCTCAGCAGCATCAGCATCTACAAGACCCTGAAGGCGTGCAGATTCTGCAGCAGCGGCATCAGCAGCGGATCTGGCGGTTGCTGCTTCCTCTTGAGCAGCAGCAACAGCAGCAGCGTCAGCAGCGTCAGCAGCAAGAGCAGCAGCAAGTCTTTCTCTAAGATCTGCATTTTCGGCAAGAAGAACTTCATGCTCTCCTCTTAAAATAGAAATAACTCTATGTACACGAGCAGCGAAATTTGCCATGATTTTTCTAAGCGATGGGAATTTTATTAACATAATGTGAATTATGTCATTTTAATTATTTAGAGAAATGACACTAATTTTTAATATTAAGTTACCATCAAGGGTTATGATTTTTGTTCTCTTTAATTTTAGTATATCCCCAGACTGCTAGGGAACCAATACCGAGTCCTACCAAGCAACAGACTAACATATGAATTAAATGAATACAAGTTGAATGATCGTGATTATGCATTATGAAACATGTACATGTCCAATCATACCCGCACTTTTGTGAGGGTCACACCAGAAAGTATAGTCCCCTGCCTCTGGAAAAGCAATATCAAAACTCTCTCCGCCAGCAAATGCTAACCCAGTATGTGAGAGTTCTGGGTGGTCTTCAACAATGACGTTATGAGGTGGAAGCATACCATTGACGAAGTGAATTGACTCACCAGCAGCAATAGAGACTTCTGCTGGTTCAAAAATAAGATTGCCGTTTGCCCCCATTGTTACATCCACTGCCCAAGCAGGAAGAGTGAAAAAAAGTGATGCAAATAGTGCTAGAAGAAACTTCATAAAAGTTTATGTAACTACATTATCTATAAAAAAAGAGGGTCCAAAGACCCTCTCTGTTAGAGTTTTCTAACTTATATCAACCGACAATACTTTGTCTCCACTCTTCACTCATATTCACCATCAATCAGTCCAGTCTCATATGCTGGGCGAATGAGGTCTACATCTGCGGTATCAAGAAAGATTTTCATTTGGTTTCTTCAATAAACATTTTTGTAATACTAAAACTATGTTCACTAATAGATGGTCTTTTCTCCATATAAAGAATATATTTTCTTCCATCTTCCTGACAATGTGGATTTTGAAGTTGTTCTTCAATTCCTTCCATTGACTTGTAGATATAAGTACTAGTTTTTGGTTCATCTTCTGGAAAGGTTGCAAAGGCATCTTCCAGTGTTTTGATTTGTTCTTGTGTGAGTTGGTTCATAGTTCATTCCCTTTAAAATTTATCAACACCTATACATTTCATTACCACCATGAATACTATTTAACACTGTTTGTTGTTTTGGTGGTCCTGCTTGTGGGTCAATGTCGTGCTTAAAGACCAGTGCAAGATGCCTCTGAATGACCTCTACCTGCTCTCCTGAGAGGGAGTTCCCAGGTTTTGATGATGCCTGGTCCAGTTCAAAATAACCCTGTAACCAATAACAAAATTCTGTTGCTTTCATAATGCTTTGCGTCTTTGTGAGTATTTTAGCGTACTTTGGGTTTTGTGTCAAAAAGGATTGTGTTTGTTTAGGTACTTTATCATTTCTGCGAGCAATTCAACATTATCTCCAACTTGTCCCAAAACCATATTGCAGTTTCTACAAAGAAGTTGACGGACATTTCCAGTCTTATGGTCGTGGTCTACACAGAGTTTCTTCCACTTCCCATCACCTTCACCTTTACAAATAGCACAGACACCATTTTGTTCTTCAAACATTTGAGTATGTTCTTGAAGAGTTATACCATAGTTTCTCTTTAAATGTGCATCAAACCACATAACAGGTTTATGTGCTTCTTTAACTTGCTTCACTTTACAGTTTTTACAATATCCAGCAACACCATATTTACCCCTTTCTTTTTTATAGAAATCTGAAACTGGTTTTTCTATTTGGCATTTAGAACAGAGTTTAGTTTGCATAAAAAAAGAGGGAAAGTTTCCCTCTTATTTAGTATTCAGTTTTTAAGAAACTCAACCAATAGTAGGAGCAGTAAGTGCAACAGGAGTTGCTTCTGCTGCTGCTAGGTCAAGAGGAAAATTGTGAGCATTCCTTGTGTTTTAACCTTTGTCGCCAAAGGGAGCGGACTATATCATCACTCATAAGAGTGTCGGACGCTAGTGGCGTATTACGGATGAAGCGTCATCCACCGCCTAGTCTCTGAACCTTCCTTACACGCTTGCAAGGCTTGGCTGCTGATTGTCTACAAGAGAGTTCCAGCAATTCATCCGATTTAACGAGCGCCATGCGTTCACAAAACGCTCGTGCATCACTTCAAAACCAAGATTAGCACGGTTCAGAATATCTGCCCAAGTGTTAATCACACGACCGTCAGAAGACAGTAGGGACTGGTTGAAGTTAAATCCGTTGAGATTAAAAGCCATCGTAGAAACACCAAGAGCAGCGAACCAGATGCCTACAACAGGCCAGGCAGCAAGGAAGAAGTGAAGACTGCGGGAGTTATTGAAGGAAGCATATTGGAAAATAAGGCGACCAAAATAACCATGAGCGGCAACAATGTTATAAGTTTCTTCTTCTTGACCGAACTTATAACCGTAGTTTTGGGATTCGGTTTCAGTAGTCTCACGAACCAACGAAGAGGTCACAAGTGAACCGTGCATCGCTGAAAAGAGTGAACCACCGAAGACACCTGCTACTCCCGCCATGTGAAAAGGATGCATAAGAATGTTATGTTCTGCTTGGAAGACGAGCATGTAATTGAACGTGCCCGAAATACCGAGAGGCATACCATCAGAGAAAGAACCTTGACCAAAAGGATACACCAGGAATACGGCAGTTGCAGCAGCGACGGGAGCACTGTAAGCAACGAAAATCCAAGGACGCATACCAAGTCGGTAAGAAAGTTCCCATTCACGACCCATATAGCAGAAGACGCCAATGAGGAAGTGGAACACTACCAGTTGATAAGGACCACCATTGTAGAGCCATTCATCAAGACTTGCTGCTTCCCAAATAGGATAGAAGTGAAGTCCAATAGCGTTGCTTGAAGGAACAACAGCACCAGAAATGATGTTGTTTCCGTACATAAGAGAACCAGCAACTGGTTCGCGGATGCCATCAATGTCTACAGGAGGTGCAGCAATGAAGGCGACGATGAAACAAATCGTTGCGGCAAGCAACGTTGGAATCATCAGAGTACCGAACCAACCAACATAAAGGCGGTTGTTCGTTGAAGTAACCCACTGGCAAAACTGTTCCCAGGAGTTATTATTAGATCGTTGTTGAGCAATTGTAGCAGTCATTTGTTTTTAAAAAGAAATAAGTATGAGTATAGGGATTACTCTTTTACATTATTTCCTTCACTACCCTCAAGTGAAGGTATAATAAGAGACATTTTTTACTTGCCTAGTCTCGGTAAGGAGTTATCGTCCCTTTTCGGCAAGTCACAGAGTTGAAAAGTTGTTACATTTCTTAACCCGTTGATGTATTTATCATAACACTGAAGGTAAAGACCTGTCAAGCCCTGTACTCTTCGATCTTATCCAAGACTCTATTGAGATACTTGTGAGCAAGTGCCTTTGGATCCGAAGTCCACCCCTCTTTATCTAAATCCTTTTTTATTTTTAAAATCTGAATTTTGATTTCTTCTTTAGTAAGTTGCCCTCTTGGCATAACAACAAAAAAACTCTGCCTCTTATTTAGAGGCAGAGTTTAAAGATTATTACTTACAAATCAAACAAGTTCTAATTCAAGAACAGTAGATCGTACATAATCTAGTACCCTTTGAGGAGTTGTTTCCAGATAGGGATCGTCGGTTGCATTGTCGCACATACCATCTTCAATGAAAAGTTTTTGGATGATTCCATTATCCACGACCATAGCATAACGCCAAGAGCGATCACCGAAACCAAGGTTAGACTTATTGACGAGCATACCCATAGAACGTGTAAAATATGCATTACCATCAGGAATGAGTTTTACATTTTTGATGTTCTGGTCTTGTGCCCAGGCATTCATCGTAAAAGCGTCATTAACAGAAATGCAATAAATAGCATCAATGCCAAGATCCCTGAATGTTCCATAGTTCTCTTCAAATCCTGGAAGTTGATAGGCACTACAAGTCGGAGTAAATGCACCAGGGAGTGAAAAAACTACAACTTTCTTATCATCAAAAAGATCTTTTGAGGTGCGAGTTACAAATTCACCTGCTTCACGAAATACAAATTCTACTTGAGGAATTTCATATCCTTCTTTACGCATAGTAACCTCCATCACCAAATTCCTGGAATTACTTGCCCAGTTACCAGATAAGAACCAGCAGCAGCAATGAATCCCATCATAGCAAGACGACCGTTCCAACGCTCAGCAGTTTCAGTAAAGATTTTTTCCATTAGTTTTCTCCTTTGTAAAAATGTTGTTGTTTAAGTTCGGGGTTGGGTTGAGAAGGAACTACGGGGTTCCTTGATTTATTTTTTATGATGATGAAAGCATCATTTTGATAAGATACAGTTCCAAATGGTTTTGCCAATTTGGCATTTGCATCTGGGTGTGTGGCAGTTCCTGTGACTGCTACACCACCAATCTCAACGACAATTTCATCATCATTTGACCATCCAAGTTTTTCAAGAGCAATTGCAAATTGCCCGAGCATACCAGCACTCATCAGTAAGTTTCGCAGACTTTCTCTACAGAATAACTCAGAAGCACCAAAAATGCAACCCCAGTGATGGTAAAGATTACTTCAGTCATCAGAAGATCCCGAAGAAGAAGTTGCCAGTGATAGCATAAGAAATAACACCAGCAACAAAACCGACCATAGCCCAGCGTCCATTAGTTCGCTCTTTGACTTGATTGGGAGTCAACATACCATAATTTTGGTAGTACATTGTGGGTTCTTTTGCCCACATATTTTGTTGTCCGTACTCATTCGTTGTTACAGTCATATAAGTTTTGTAAAGAACTGTTACAGTAGTATATAGTAGAAAGGGGGTCATGTCAACCCCCCCCTTTGTCAGGACTTCTTAACTTTATAAGTATAAATGCTTACTATTCACTTTGAGAAGGTTGGGTAATTCTTCCAAGATAAGGATCATAATTCATCAGAGAATCAATAGACATGTCGCATCCTTGCTTTTGCCAGAATTCAATTAAACCATCATGACTCGCACGATGAAAAACGTCAATATGTTCTGGATGAATTGAAGATCCTAATTCAATTTTATAGAGAAATAATGGAATTGAAAATGTATTTCCAGAATTATAAATTAAATCATCCGCAACTGCTCTTGGCTTTACATTTTGATCTAACTTATACTTATCACCTCTAACATGAAATTTGATGAGTTTTTCTGCATGATGGCGAGTAATCATATAAGCAGCGGTTGAGAAATCATTAATGAATCTTTTATGCAATTTTACATGAAGATCACCCGTACAAATAATTGCAAGTTGAATTACATCCCAATCATAAGGAACTTTTGATACAAAATCCATCCAAGTAAAATTCCAAAATCTTACAGTCTGCAAATCAACATCATCTTCCATAAAGATAGCATAAGAACTATCAGAAGTATCATACCAGTGCTTTATTGCTTTGAGGTGAGATGTTGTGCATCCAATTTCACCAGAAGTCATGTTATCAGGATATTTACCTTTAATAATATCACTTAAATCATCATTGCGACCATCATAAGCAGAAATACGTGTATAGTTTTCTATCTCCCAATACCTAAATTGCTCTTCCATATATTGTGCTCTTTCTGGTTGCCCATCAAGATTTAAATAATATATTGGAGAGATGTTTTTAAGTTTATATACTGATTTATTTTTATCCATTATACTTTTTAAGATAATCTTGATTTGAGTAGTACTCTATAAGTTGATTTTTGTTCATTTTTTGAAGTTTCTCCCATAGTATATTATTATTGTCCATATAGGGATTATTGATCCAAGAATTATAACTTCTTGAATGTTCCAAATGATAAACAAAATTATCAATTCTACCTATATTATACCCCATGGTGCTAAATCTGTAAAATCTTTCCTTATCTTCTGGAGAATATGCTATAAAATTTTCATTCTCCATGCCTCCTTCAATATAAACTTTACGATTAAAAAATTGAACCCAACCAAAATCAGAAGTATATGAGGTTGAATTTTTTTCAAGATAATTATAATCTAAAGTTTGAAGAAAGTGGGAAACAATTTCATCGCTTGGAGTAACTTGCCTCTGATACATTCCTCTACCATAGGGATAAACTACATCATATTTACCACTCAGAATCATGTCATATGCAATTTTGTATGACTGTAAAGGAAGTAAAACATCACAATCATAATTTACTATTAAATCGGTTTTACATTGAACAATCATTTCATTCAAAACCCTTTGTCGATGAAATGATGGGTTATCACTTCTTTCAAACATATGAATGATATTGATATCAACTTCAAGTATATTTTTTAATATAGGCAGTGCCTCTTTTTCAAAAATAGACTCTTTATCAACTTCTTTAATTATAATATTAGTTGAAAAATTTTCTAATAAAAATGCAACCGTAGTGATTATGTTTCTAAGTCTATCTGTTGATTCTATGCGTATAGGAATAATAAAAGTGGATTTTTCTAAGTCAATTTTCATCTGGATAATTTCTAGTATTTTTATTCTTGTTTAAAACATAATTTAATTCTTCTTCATTTACCATCCATGATCCTTCTGGACATTCTATTACTTTATTATATTTTATACATGAAGAACTAATTCTATTATTGTGCTCTCTATTTGAAGTAAGATAATCTTCAATAATAAATGGCATCCCATGTTCATATCTCATTCTATGATAAAAATCAGTATCCATTAAAAGTTGTAATTTTTCATCAAATTTTTCAAACTTTTCAGTTAAAAAAGAAACACAAGATGGACTACCAAGAAGATTTTGACCCTCTAACATCATATTAGTCCATTTTGGAATCATTGGCCTAAAATGTTGGTATCCATTATTAGTATGAGCAAATCCATTAAAACACCAATTATTTAATTGATTATCAAAAACAGATTTTATTTTTGATAATGCAAATTTATTAATAAAAAGATCATCTTGAAAAATTAATTTGGTTATTTTACCATTACACATTTCGACAGCAGAATTTGTGTTAAATGGACTATTCCCAAATTTATCTTCATTTTTATAATACTGAATTTGAAAATAATTTGCATACTTTTCACATACTTCAAGAATATTATTATTTTTAGAATGATCAGAAACACAAACTTCAAACTTTTTAAACTCTTGAATTTTAATAGTTTCAAATAATTCAGAAAGGTATTGGCATCCAATACCTCCCATTTCATAAGTTGGAATAGCAATAGATATTTCTACCATTAAATTTTAATCCACCTTTCAGGAATAATGTCTTCAGTATTGTGATTTGCAGTATATCCAGTATCCCCAAACCAACGAGATGGTGCAATAACATTATCTGATCCAGACAACCAAGCACCCCACCAAGAAAAAGAAGAATTTGCAATGATGTGATGAGTACACATAGTCATCAAACACATATCTATAAGATTCCACCCAGACTCCGAAATCATAAATCTATCCGATTCAAAGATTTTTTGCCTTTTACACCACTCAGTATCATCTGAAAAAATAAGAACTGGAAGATCTGTATCAAATCTACTCAATGCTTCCTCATAATAGTCCAATGAACATGGTGGATGATCTGCAGATTTTTCAATATAATCTGTTCTTCTTACATGTAAAGAAATAATTTCATCAAACTCAAATGCTTCTTTACAAGGATTTAAAATTTCTGATTTAAAAGTAAAATCTTCACGAATACTGTTGGCAATATGAGAAAAATATTTTTCAGTTTGAAAATATCCAAATAAATTTACATTGTCTGGACATTCATCAACATATTTTTGAGAGTAGTTAAACTGCTTTTCTTGATAATAATTAGCAGATAAAAACTTTTTATTTTTTAAGTTAGGAAGTTCAAATGATTCAAATAATTGGTGGTCTTCCCATTCATTTTTAAAGTCTGATTCTGGAATACAAAATTCATATCCTTTGATTGCAGCAATTCCCCGAAGTGCTGCATATTGAAACATTTGATTTCCAAGACGACCATGACGACCAATGTGATTAAATCCAATCATAATTTTATACCTTATTATTTGACCATTTATCGGTAAACCTATCGCTATATGATTTTTTTCGATTATATGCAAAATTAAATTTTTCAATAATTTCTATCATTATTTTTCTTTCACAAAAATTTTAAAATATTATTAATGCGATTTACATATGTATGTTTATCTTTAATGAATTGCATTGCTTCTCTCATATTAATTTTATTATTTAAAGAATCTTCTACTAGATTATCATACAAACTTTCTGGGGTTCCACCAAAAACCACATAATCACCAAATGCTTTTTTAATGAAAGGTGAATTAGTTCCCTGAACTTGACCATAACTAATATTCTTTTGTATTCTACACGGAATATATCCACATTGCAAGTGCCAATCACTCCTAAAATCGGGACAAACAAAAGAATCCTTAATTAATTGCATATTTTCTTCATAACTTACTGATTGGGTAAAAAGTTTGACCTCTTTATTATGTTTTTTGGCATAATACGCAAATGTTTGAACCCAATAAAATCCTTGCTCATACATCATTCCAACATAATTTATATTAGGTTTATTCCAATCAAATTTCACATGGTTGTCAACGTCAATTTCATGAGGTAAAAGATCAGTACCCCAAGTTTGATATAATGTCCTAGTTGAATTATCCCAGTGACACAAATCTTCTACTTTTTCAAACTTTTCAGTCTCTTGAATACAATTACCAAGTTTTAAAACATTTTCATAAGAAATACCAGCATCAATTAGATATTTTGTGTCAACATGATGAGTTATGTATTTGCAATCTTTTCTCAAAGGCATGTAAGATTTTTGAGAATCTTCTACAAAAAAAACTGAGTTTGAAAAATCTAAATCAACGTCTGGAGAATTAGGAACCCAATTAACTTCATACCCAAGATATTGAAATGCTTTTGTATAAGTGCTATGAATATATCCGTGTGTAGATGAATGTAATGGGTAATGACCCCATATTATTATTTTCATAATACTGTCCCCGCTGGTAAATGATAATGAAACCCAAAAGGAACTATTCCCTCAGTTTCTTGAATAGGTTTTTCGTGAGCAAATTTTGCAGCGATTTCTATTGGAGCAAATTTGCATCCACATCTTTCATATATATGCCTATTATGAACGCAAATATTTCCATCTTCTGCAAAATTATTTGCACTCATATGTTTATAGAAATTTCCATGATTAACGTTCCACTCAACATACTCATGCTTAGGAACGTCTAGCAATTTTTTACTCCTTAAACTAAATCCACCATTTCCAACTCTTTGATGATTTCCAAATGGATCAATATAAGCGTTTTCACTATATTGCCAAGGAGCACCAATATAATCATACTCTAACCAACAATTTTCCCATTTATCTGGATTAATAACAAATCCATCTGCTTGAATCAATAAACAATGTGAGGTATCTACATGATTAGTCAAATTATAAATGCAGTAATAACTGTAATCATTAATATTATTAATTTTATAACTCTCAGAATATTCTATAAAATTTGGAAGATCTTTTGGTCTTTCATGTGTAACTAACTTTACAGAACCAAAATTAATACCCTCAACACTTTTTTGAAAGGCAAAATATGTTTGATGTAGATTTACTGAAGATATGCAAATTAAAGTCACATCAGGCAAATTAATCATTTTTTAATTCCCCAAAAATATAAATCACAGTGATTTGTCTCTACCTCAAAACAATATTCTGTAAAAATTTTATCGACATCTAAACATTCTCTAATATCTTCTTCTGTTAAATTTTTATAGTAATCATTATTCCAATTTTCAAGAGAAACATTTGGCATAGTTTTCCAATTTTTATCTTTATTTTTGAAATAACTTTCTAGAATCTTAACGCCATGAACTGGTCTTCCTGTAGTTGCACATGTAAATAAAAATAGTCCCCCAGATTTTAAAAGTCTCACAGCGTTCTGAATACTTTCTCTATAAAATGGATTATGCTCCCAACATTCACATGAAATTATAGTATCATAGGATTCATTTGGAGCGTCATATTCATGAGCAGAGCAAACAATATCAACTCCAGGGCCTTCTGATAAATCTAGTCCATAAAATTCACAATTATCAAATAAAAATTCTTCATTACCATTAACATCAAAAGATCCAATATCTAAAACTTTTACTTCCTTAAAATGATTAGGAAATTTTGTTTTCACTTTTTTGCAAAATATCCATTGTTCAGAGTGTGCCATGTTTTTTTTAATTTAATTTTTTTGTTTTTGTGTATTCTTTAAATTCTATTAGGCATTCTTCATAAGTTTGAAGATTTCCATTTCTATCTTGATAACTCCAACCCTCATACATATTTTGAGAGCTTGACCAATATCCATCAGAAACATTATGTCTCGCCCAGTACTTTGGAGCTATTATATTTTTAATTGTCTCACTTGTAAATACTGCAAAAAATGGAAAAGTTGAATTAGAAAGAATTACATTCTTTGAATTTTTAATTATAACATAGTCTTTATCAACTGAAAAATGGTATGCAGGTATTTCTGGTAACATTTGATTTGCCGATACAATATCATCCGTAACTATGACAAATTCCATGTTTGGATTTATTTTAACCATATTATCCATGGCATCCAACCAATATTTTCTATTTAAATATAGTTCATGAAATCCAACATATTCACCACCACGAAAATTTAAAACACAAATATTATCGTCTGTATAGTCATAATCATCATACTCAGGTTTAACTTTTAACCACTCTTTAATAAGTTGTCTATTATGAGAAAAATATTTTTGATCCTGCATGTTGCCAAAAATTAAAGTGTTGTCTGGAACATTATAGAGATCATTATCATATCCTCTAATATCACATCCATGAATCATATCATGAATGCATGTATCAGTTTTGATTCTTTTATCCTTTTCATAGTAAATTTCCATTTCATCTGAAACAGGTTTCCCCATATCTAAATCAAACCAATAAAAACCATCTTGATTATATCTTTTATCACCAGCAGACTTAGAAGAATCTTTAATACCAAAATCTAACCCCCTATCATAAGCAATAGATCTTGTTGTCACATAACAAAAAAGTTGATTACCTATTCCCTGTCCTCTTAATATTTCAGTTGCTAACATCTTTAATTAAATGCGAATATTTTTCAATATTTTGAACAATGTATTCTGGAAAGTCATTTTCATTAATTGAAACTAACTTATAACTTTCATTTCTGCCGAGAATATCAATATTGTTATTAATACACTTTTCTATGTTTAATTTTATCCAATCATTATTATATTCTTGATGACTAAAGGACTCTAATTTATATTTAATCATTTCCTTTCCACCAAGATAGGTGAAATGCCATCCACCATTTTCAATAATAAATCCAGTTAATTTATCCTCGTCTTCAGTTGCTTGTCTAATATCGTCTATGGTTTTATCATTTAAAAATGATAAACTACATATTCTAGATCCAAACCATTGACTTGTCTTAAAATTATTAAGATAGTACATATACATATCTTGTTTTAAATGATATAAATTATCAATTTTGAACCAATCTGAATAATTTTTCAATACCTCTACTGAAGGTATTTCATCTATATCACTAGTAATAATTAAGTCTTCTTCATTAAATTTTTCTCGAATTAAAGAAAGAGGAGAGTTTCTTTGAAAAATTTCCCTATCCCAAGTAATAGAAATATTTTCAGGAATAGTAATTTGATTATAAATTATTTTATCTTCAAATTTTTTAAATTTATTTTTATTCTTTAAGTAGTTAAATTGTTTCTCATTTCCAGAAAAAGTCCGATCAGATTCCGTAATAACAAAACAATCGACATAATCATATAAGATATTTAACCTAAGATCTAAAAGATCAACTTCATTGAAAAACAAAAAGGAATCTATAATTTTAGTCATAAAAAAGAAAATATAATTATTTTTTTATTTTGGAAAAGTCTAGTGTAAGAAGTGATGTACCTTCAAATTTATAAAGGACTACATAATCCCTATACTCTTCCGGAAATATTTCATACAGTACAAAATTTGGATCATATAAAATATCTTCAATTATGAAAATACCATCTTCACTCATCTTAGGAAGATAATAATCAATAGCTTTAATATGACTTTCAACAGTATGTGGCCCGTCATCAATAAAAATATCAATATCGTTTGGAATTTTATCTACAAACTCTTTTTGGTAAGCATCTCCAATAATATATTCAACATTATCACCAGAAACCCACTCTTGATTTACTGGAATACTATGACTATTATTAGTTTCTAAATTGTCTAGTCCATAAATTTTTTTAGCTTTACTAAAATAATTTTTCCATAAAGCAAGAGAAGCTCCTCCTCTAACACCTATTTCAACCAAAACAATATTTTTTTCTTTTAATCTTAAAAAATTTTCATCATAATATTCATCAACGTATGGATGAACATCTTTGTCTGTTCCATAATTATCTATAGATTGATGAATAATACTCAATTTCTCATCTTCAATGATTTGCTTCAGTGTTTTCATTTTTAATATTTAAACAATAATTTATTTAGACCATAAGAGAAAAGTTTTCTTCTAAAAATCCACTCCAAGCCATATGTAAAATTCTTTCAAACCAATGTGCTTCTACAACATTAGAATGATGATAATCGGTATAATTCATCATTTTTTTATAAAAATTTCTACTATATTTTAAAATGTTTTCTTTTGGAACAACATAATTTCCACCTGGAGCAAATAAAACATATTCTGGTATTTTTTCAATCAAGAACAAATCTTTCATAAATTCTGGAAAATTTTTTATTCTTGGATAAATTTTGGTATCTGTTCTTATTTCGTGATTTACTCTCTCAACATAAGTACAATCATTAACTGTAAAAGGAGTATTATACTTACTTTGATTTTGATTTAATTCTAAAGATACAAAAAAATTCGATTTTAATGACCTGTTTAATTTTTCTTCAGTAGTATAATTATTTTGAAGTAAATTGCACTTTAAAAAAATACTAAAATCTGGAAGATTATCATAATTATCTAATATATACTTCCCCATAACGTATATACTATATCCCACATTTGGAGTTCTAATAACAGAACCATATTTTTCAAGTCTTTTTGGATCTAAATTTACTCCATTAAATCCTTCATGTTCCCTATCATAGATGATAATATCATCTTTAGTATATCCACTTTTTAGTAGAATATGATACCACTCGATAAACTTATCAGTATGATTAGTGATAATTATTTTTTTACTAAACACTTTAACCTATCCTTTAATTTGCTGCAAAATCCATTTATAAGTCTTACGAATACCCTCTTCCAGAGTCTGTGAGTAATCCCAACCAAGTTCTTTTCGAATCAAATCATTATTAGAATTACGACCACGAACACCAAGAGGAGCATCAAGAATATGTTTCTTCTCTACTGTTTTACCAGAAACTCTTGCGACAGTATCTACAAGTTGATTGATGGTGACCATTTCTTCTGAACCAATATTTACTGGTCCGATGAAATCAGATTCCATCATTCTTCTAGTAGCTTCAATACATTCAGAGATGTAGAGAAAGGATCTAGTTTGAATCCCGTCACCCCAGACATCAATGGTTCCACCTTCTTCTGGGAGATATGCAACCTTACGGCAGATTGCTGCTGGTGCTTTTTCTCTTCCTCCTTCCCAGGTTCCTTCGGGTCCAAAGATGTTATGATAACGAGCAACCCTGACAGGAATACCATAATTGCGATGATAGGCAAAATAAAGTCTTTCAGAAAAAAGTTTTTCCCATCCATATTCTGAGTCTGGATTCGCGGGATAGGCGGATTCTTCACGGCAATCAGGATTGTCTGGATCAAGTTGATTATGCTCCGGATACATACAAGCAGATCCAGAATAGAAAATTTTAGTGATGTTTTTACCCATACGCTCATTCATCTGTCTCTGCATTTCAAGAACATTCAAGTTGATAGTTGCAGAATTGTGCATAATGTCTGCATCGTTCTCCCCGGTAAAAACAAATCCAGCACCTCCCATATCTGCAGCAAACTGATAGATTTCATCAAATACCTGAACATAACGATAAGGAACTTCATGGAAAAAATTGCCACGATCTCCTTTATATTCAAGAGCACGACGGACAAAATCTACATCACGCAAATCACCTTGAACAAATTCATTTGCTTCGGTTTTAGAAAATTCAGGATATTTAAGATCCACACCACGAACCCAATATCCTTCAGAACGCAGTCTGCGAACCATATGACTTCCAATAAATCCACCAGCACCAAGCACTAATGCCTTTTTAACGTATTGACTCATAAAAACATAAACTCTATAGTATGTATTATACCAAAAAGGGTGGACTATGTAAATCCACCCAATACGACTAATAATTTTTTAACTGGAAATTAAAAACCAGGCGGGATTACCCCATCCGCACCACCAATCCTTGAAAGAGAGATTGGAAACTCTTTGGGTCATTGACTCCACCACCTAATTTTGAGAAACTAGGAAAAGATGAATTAGTTTTGATGTTTCACTAACTCCAAAAAATGCACATAAAAATAGTACATCCCACAGTTTAAGTTTGATTGCGAAAGGAACTGTAAGTAATCCCCCAACAACTTTTAAAACTAAACCATATTTAAAATCTCCCCACAACATGGTTTGATAACCAATTATAAGAAGGAAGTTTCCAAGATATCGTAAGATACTTGTTTTTGACATAAAGGGGGTTGCTCCCGACCAGTGCTTTTAAAGTCTCTCCGTGACTATTTAATACTCAAACAATCTCAACAGTTTCTAGATCCTGAGAAACATATTCCATAAGAATATCATAATCATCAAGTGGATCTCCAGAAAATAGTACTCCTTCATTTTCATAATAACGACGAACTTTTTTATAAAGTTTTGGATTCTTTACATCAAGATAAAATTCCCCATTAGCAGCAGAACGAAGAGTGCTAATATCTTTTTTGAATTTTGCAGTCAGAGACATTGTTTTGAATGATTTACTCTAGTATTATAAAGGTTTAAACGTCTTATGTCAAGTGTGCCAGAACTAAAAGTGTCACACCTACCATTTCAAGACATCTTATTTATTTCGATGTATGAACATTATGCCCAATATTGGAGGAACTATAAGTCCCCACCCACAAAGACCTATCCATATAGGATTCGATGCTAAAAATTCTACGATGTGTAACATGATCAATATGCGTGATTTAATGCCCAAAAAATCAAAATTCCAATAATTCCAAAAATTGTCATTGCGTTATAAAGATTTTTACTCATCATCTTCGTCCTCATAAGTTGATGGTTCTTCAAATAGTTCTTCCATTTTTTGTTTTAAAACTCTTTCTTGAAGTTTTGCTAGGTCTTCTTCGGTAAATCTTATCACTAGTAATGGATCTCCTGCTTTTACATTATTTAACTCCGGATGTTTAACTTTTGGACTTTTTGAATACCCATAATGAGCATTCATAATCATCCAACCTTGAACAAACATTGATATTGAAATAATTAATAAAACAAACCAAGGAACCAGAAAAATTAATTCAGAGTGATTTTGAGCCATGGTAATAATGGCGGAATGACTCCTATCAATCTTAAAAGTCCCTCAGCAAATAAAGCAAGAACCACCCAACCGACGCACATGCTAATGATAGAAGCATTACGGTTGTGTCGTCGTATTGCTGCATCAATCATCTCCTGAACTTCAGAACGTGTAATAAACTCTTCCTGTTCGTACATCATTTCTCATCTCCAAGAAATTTTGCAAGAGGATCTCTACGGGTTTTTACAATTTCAACTGCTCTTTTATAAAACATATTATTGGTATTACCAGAGGATTCAAAAGTTTCTTTGATCTTCACCCAATTATCATAGGTGTGCTGATCCATAGGTTTTAAGATGAATACTACTAGTTATACTAGTGAGTTTTTTGAACCTGTCAACTATGTGTTGAATTCAAGAAAGTGCTTAAGACAATCTTAAATTTTGTAATATTTCTAAACGGAAGGTGGGAGAGTCGAACTCCCAAGGGCTTTAACACCTCAACGCTTTTCAAGAGCGGTTCCGTCGCCAATCGGATTGACCTTCCAAAAAGTTCTCAACGAACTTCAAAATCTAAACGTCTTACTTTACGTTGACGACGAGCTTCTTGCCACATAATATCTTCGTTTGTAAGAACATTAGATTTTATTTTATTCTGATAAGAGTTTAGCATGACAAGTTTAGATAAGTCAAGTGCAGAAATCTTATCTCCACGAATTGTTGCCATATTTGGACAACCACATGTTATAGTTTTACTAGGATGCCCTTCCAACTCTTTACCACAAGAGCGGCATCTAATCTTTAAATTTTCCATAATTAAACAATTAATATGCAGGTGCTTGTTGCGGAACTACCTCTTGAGGAACAACGATTGGAGTTTGTTCAGAGTCTTCCACAGATAATTTAGAAGTTTTTTCTACCATTGATCTTAACATCCAAATAAATTTACCATGAGATTCCATTAAATCTTGAAGTACATTTTCAGTTGCATAAGATCTTTGATTACCAGCTTCTTCAGATGCTTCGGTTAAAAGTTCGAGAAAAATCATATTATCCGTCATTAATCTTTTAATCATATCATCTGACTTTGTAATTGACTTACCGGGAATTATTTGCTTTTGACCCAATTCATCAATTTGATTTACATTAGATCCTTCTCCAATTGTAGAAACCTCTACAATTCTAGATAAAGTTCCAATTGGACGAACATTTAAATATCTCATATGTTCAGAAAGACGATCAATTTCTTCAAACATTATTTGATACTGATCGCCAAAAAGAGTATGAAGTTGTTGAAAATCAGATCCTACAACATTCCAATGAAAAACCCAAGTTTTATGAAATAAAATAAAAAGATTTGCCTGAATATCACTCAGTTGTTTAAAGAGTTTTTCCATTATACTTTTTTAAGTATTTATATTTAAAAATTAAAAGTGATTCATAAAATTTTCCACGATAGTTGAAATATCATTCATGGCATCATTTAAGTTATCTCTTTGCCCAGACTCTTGTCTGATAATGGGGCGATGATCATCGGTCAATGTCCAACGCCACTGATCCATATCTTTACAATACCATAAATTAATTTTCATAATATTTTTTACTAAAGACTACCGTACAAAATCAATCACAAAGAACTTCTAATTTCATTTCTAAGATTTACTGAATTATCTCCGGCAGTAATAATAATCGCCTCAGATCCTCTACACCAAACTCCAATAGTGGCATTGTTATTAATATATCCCCAAACACTATCAGAATCTGAAGTCATTCCGGTTGCACCAATAGCATAAAACTTATTCATTGCTCGCTGAAGACATCCAAATCTACCATATGGAGTAGCAGTTATAGTAGTAGCAACAGCGGGAGATGCCGCAAAAGCAGAAGGAACTGATGTAAAAATAACAACAGCAGAAGTAAAAATTGTCTTAAACATTTATCTATACCTTAATAAAAAAGGGAGGATTTCTCCTCCCATATTTATCAGAAAGTGAACTTCGTTTGGATTACTCCACCCCAATTAGAAGAATCCTCAGTCAATCGCTGATTATCACTTGCATAGAAGATAGCAGGAGTGATGCTGATGTTATCAGATACTTGATACTTGTAGAAGATTTCTAGAAGAGTAGAAGACTCTAGATCCTCTCCAGTAGGTGCCTGACCTACGGCAATACCGGCAGAATTTCCCTTAACGAACACATTAGACCACTGAAGACCGGCGAACCAAGATTCGCTATCAGTAGCGGCACTTTCGGTACCACTCACAGTATTCCAACCATATCCAGCAGAGACGGAAGGAATCAAACCAGACTGCTCAGGTTGCCAATAAGCATTCACGGAGTAACTATTAGAAGTTTGACCGGGAACCAGAGTACCAGAAGCACCGTTCAGACCATTGTAAGTGCGAACACGGGTGCCTTCAGTACCATAACGATAACCAAAAGCAATACCATAGTTAGTACCACGATAACCAATTTGTGCCAGAGTATTCAGAGCACCAGATTCATCAAATGCCCCGGTTTCACTGCTGTCGCCATCTTGAGCAACATAGTTCAGACCAGCAACAAATCCTTTCTTACCTTGAGTCCAGAGAGCACCAACACCTGCACCGGTTGCCTTATTATAAACACCAGGAGCACCGGCAACGGTAAAGAAATCAAGAATCTCAGACTTATATGCAGTTGGGATCCATGCCATTTCCGTGTTACGAACTTTGGCACCTGCGGTAATAGTAGTGCTATTGTTAAAAGCAGGGAACTGATAATACAGACGATCAATAACTACGGTATCATTACCATAGGTTTGAGTATTGTCTGCCTTGTCAAGTTTGAACAGTGACGAGGAAGAACCAAAAGGATCAGCACTGAAGTTTGAAGAACGCAGACGGGTACGAAGCAGATCCTTACCGGTAAATGAGGTATCAAGATTCAGACGAACATCATAATTGAATGCGGTCTTAGTAACATCATCACCAAGGAATTTAGTCTTCTCACCAGACTTTGGACGATAATCATCCACACCACCCAGAACGAAGGTTGCTTCACCACGAAGTTTGGTAGTGGTAGAGAACTGAGTTGCTTCCAGAGTGCCGATGCGTGCCTCAGCAGCATCAACACGACCACGAAGAACGGCAAGTTCAGCAGCAAATTCTGCCTGCAGACGCTTCAGTTCATCGGTAACTTCGGTTACACGATCCAGGCAAGCATTCAGAAGTGCTGCTGCTTCATAACGGGTCATCGACTGACCACCAACAAAAGTACCATTGGGATAACCAGCAACACAACCATAACGCTCTACAAGGTTGTTAAGTGCTTGGTAAGCCCAGTCAGTAGGACGAACATCAGAGAACTGGGTGATGCTCGTAACTTGAGGCATATCCACATAAGGGCCATAAGGTTCTGCGAACGCAGCACCGGCGACAAGTGGAGTTGCAGCAAGAGTTGCTGCGAAAGCGGATTTAAACATAAGTACCTCTATAGTTTCTCGCAGAATAATACCTGCGGATGTAAGGAGTCTCGACATGACTCCGTTGATTCAAGTGACTAGTGCGAGTATTTGAGGCATTCATCACGGATATATTTAGAGAATTCTCTAAATACCATCTTAAAAATTATAAGACAGAAAATATTATCCTGTCAAGCCCCCCATCGGATTTGAACCGATGACCGCTCGCTTACAAGGCGAGTGCTCTACCACTGAGCTAGAAGGGCATGTTTTATCTAGGTGATTTTTTTTCCTTTAGCAAATAAGAAAGTAAAAATTGCTGAATCACCTAACGCCGAAGTCGGGAATCGAACCCAAACCTCTCCCTGACAATGGAATTTAGAGTAATTGCTGTCCGTATCTAAAACTAGATAACCGCTTTTTAACGTGCTACCATTACACTACTTCGGCAGGGGGGAAATATAAGAGTCGAACTTATTAAGAACGGTGCAGTATTTATCTTTAACTAGATAACCTCCGGTCCCCCAGAGTAATTTCCCCATAAAACAGACAGAAAACTGTCTGATACCAGAACCAGGAATCGAACCTAGACTTCCTCCTCCCTATGGATTAATAGAAATTGCTGTCCGTATCTAAAACTAGATAACCGATTGTTTAAGCGTGCTACCATTACACTATTCTGGTGAAACTAGATGATTTTGTTTGCATAACCAGCGGAGAATTGCTGAATCATCTATAAGAGGGGAGGAAGAGATTGTCAACCCCCCTCACACTTATCAGGCGAACACTTCGCCAATTGGTGCATAACGCTCATCATACACCGCATCGTTCATCGTGTCAACTGGAGTGAGAACACTGTCAGTAAGCACGGACTTCAGAATTGAAGGACTGCAACCAGACACAAGGCAGGTACCAGTATCATGTGCTTTGATTGGAACATCACCATAAGAGTTTACATTCCAGAAGACCAGTTGAGGCATTTCATACCCTGCCTTACGGTAGAGTTTTTGAATTTGCTCAAAGTTGCTTCGCTTGTTAGAGCGGCAGCACTGGTCAAACTGCATGTCAGAGACAATGATCAGTTTTTGAGGCATGTCCTCTGCGGAAACATTATTCTTTACCCCGGCATCAAGAACAGTCTTGAACACTGCCATGAGGTCAGTATTCATTTGCCAAGCAGCACGGGAAAGATTACCAATCCGAGAACCGATGGTAGAACCAACAATGGATTGAAGTTCAGGACGTTCAGAGAAAGTCAGGAACTTGTTCTTCCACACTTGAGCAGTATTACGCTCTGCAATATACATTGCAAGAGAGATAGACACTGCCATAGGACGACCCATCATAGAACCAGAAACGTCTGCAACAACGAGTCCGTTGAACTCCTTACCTTCCATGTAGTTAGGAAGTGCTTCCCACTGCAGGTCGATAGTCTTGTCATTTCGAGCACCCTTGTAGAGATATTGTTCGACAATATCGTAAGGGTACAGAGTTGCAGCGTTGATCTTTGCTTCACCTTTTGAAACAGCATTCAGATACTCTTGGTAACGAGTGCCGTCTTGCTTTGCAAATGCCTTGCGGTACATGAAAGCGGCACGAGAAGGTACTTTAGAATAGTCAATTGCAGACCACTCCTTAGAGCACATCGCCTTCTCAACGACATTGATATGAGTACGCAGATTGCTCAGAATCTTACGATACTCACGCTCAGTCAGTCCAAGATGCTCTGCAATCTTGCGACCAAGACGCTTGGTGTCCTTGCTGGAAGCGTTGATAGAAGGCAACCACTTGGCAAGCAGAGAAACGGATTCTCCTGCCTTGTAAGAGATGCGATCCACGTTCAGTTGAGTCTGAATTACATTCAGCACAGTTTCCCATGCAGAAGTGTTTTCCAGAACGAGCAGGTCATCCCAGCGTCCATAGACAGGAACCAGAGAAACCAGTTTTTGACCGATTTCACCATTTTCCTCTACAAGATATTTGAATAGTTGACGGAAAACAGCACGTTCTCCCTGACCACCACGAATGTCCCGTGCCCAGAAGAGAATACGAGTTGCAGTCTCAGGATTCTCAGCATATGCATGGGCGAACAGTTTTTGTGCCTGATTGACATTGTTACGGCAAGCACCAATTTTTCCAAACAAATCCAGACACTTGTTCAGCGTGGACTTATAAGATTTTGCACCGTTTGCAGTCACGGTGTCGTTCATTTGAGTTTCGAGAGCAGTAATGAAAGTCATGATGATTTCTCCAAGTTGATTGTGAATTTGTCGATTTCACAGAAGATGTTGGAGACATTGTTCTGCTGAATCAACTTTAGACAAGATGAGTTTTTGGCTGGC